CCCCCAGCCGATGGCATTGCATCCATGATGCGGCTTGCACAGCCGTCTGCCACGGCGAAGCGCATGGGCTATGCGCAGATTGTCGAGGCGATAGAAACCTACCCCCTGCGGGGGAAGACGGTTACTCTGGGCGGCAAGCTCCGGTGCTCATCCGCAACACCGATCCGGTTCGCCATTCTGGAATGGACCGGCACGCCCGACCAGGTAACGAGTGATGTCGTCAATAACTGGAACTCGACAAATTATACGCCGGGCAATTTCTTCATTTCGTCCAGCCTGACCGTTGCCGCGGTTGGCTCGATTACGCCGGGAGCCAATACGATTACGGATTGGAATCTCACGGCAACCATCAGCCCGTCGGCAAACAATATCATCGTGTTTTACTGGACTCAAAACACGGTTGCGCAGAACACGACCCTTGATATGCGCTGGTATTTGGTCGAAGGCGACGCGACGGCGGAGGACGATCCATTCTCACCGAGGCATATCCAGCAGGAGCTGGCGCTGTGTCAGCGGTATTTCGAGCGGATTGGTGGCGTGAGTCTTAATGAGAACTTTGCAACTGGCGTCGTGATGACAGCCAACACTGCTCAATTTGTGTTCACGCATACGCGTAAGCGGGTTCCGCCGACCTGCTCTTTCAGCGCAACCTCCACATTCCGGATTTTATCGACTGCCGTTTTGGGCGTGTCATCGCTTGTAGGAGGCGGCGGACGATCTGTGATCTGGCTCGAAGTCACGACGTCCTCCTCCGGCCTTACGCCTGGGCAAGCATGTATCCTACAGAGACAAGATGGGCAGGTCCCCTATATTGACCTGAGCGCGGAGCTTTGACGATGTGCGCTGAACGACCAGTATGCGCGACGGCTCAGCGGTGGTGCACCCTAAGATAAAAGTGCCCGATGGTGCCGTAGAACAAGAACTCAAACCTAAGATGCGGCACTTCCGGCAGCCATTCCTGAAAAGCCATTTGCTCACCCTGATGGAGACGGTGCGGCCAGTCGTCGAAGACCAGAATTGCACCGTCGGAAAGGCGGGGTCCAAGATAGCGCAGGCACTGCAAGGCGGGCTCGTAGATGTCGCAGTCGATTCGCGCGAAGCAGTACGAATCGACCGCCTGGCTTTCGGGCCTCGGCAGGCTATCGGCAAAGAAGCCAGGGATGAGCTTTATTCTGGGGCGCTCGTCAGCTTTCACGTTGGCGCGCACCGTATCCAGGTCGCAGGCATATTGCCCTTCTTGCCAGAATGACGAGTCGAACTTTGGGTGCGGTTTCGACAGTCCACAAAAGCTATCGAAACCGTAGATCTCACGCTCAAGCCCTAGCTCGGCCGTGTATTCCCATAGCTGGTTGATCCACCACCCCTGGTAGATGCCGAACTCGGCAAGCGCGCCGGGGATGTTCTGGTCCCTGATCTCGGAGAGAAGGTGTTTGACGTATTCGAGCTCGACATTGAGCAGTGCGCAGTGGGCGCGGTCTCCCCATTCTGTGCCGTCATTCCAGCTCACGGTGATTCGTGTCGTTGGCACAGGAACTCTTTGGCCGAATGTCGAGGCAAACCAATCGTCGTATGTCTGGAAACCCATAGCTGTCTCCCCACCCTCCGCGGAATGAGACGCAGAGCATGGAACAGGAATGGCCCTACGACAAGACGGTTCTCGGCATAATTGCGGACCTGCATGGATGGGTTGAGGAGTCGACTTATGATTGAAGCCGCCAGATATACAGCCTCTGGGATTATCATCGCCACCATCGACGGCGTTGAGATGAGCGTGCCGGATGACATGGCCAACCGCCACCGCCAGATGATCGCCGAGTGGGAAGCGGAGGGCAACACCATCGAGCCCTACGTGCCGCCGCCTCCTACGCTGGAAGACTACGAGCGGGCGATTCAGGCGCTCATCGACGCCACGGCGCGGGAGCGCCAGTACGACAGCGGCGTGAGCTGTGCCAGCTACGTCAACAGCACTGTTCAGCAGTGGGCAGCGGAAGCGGCGGCATTCGTGGCGTGGCGCGATGCGGTGTGGGCCCACGCATTCACCGAACTCGACAAGGTGCAGCAGGGATTGAGGGTACAACCGACAGTCGAGGAGTTCCTGCTGGAGCTTCCAGTGATGCAATGGCCTGAGCCTGATTAGGCTTAGAGCAGCAGCAGATGAGGAACAGCCCGGCCATCGCGCCGGGCTTTCTCGTTCGAGGGCAGCCCATGTTCCAGATCCAGAATCACCGCCTCGTCGGCGTGCCGTTCGTCGCGAGTCCGAACCACGGCGGGCGGATCGAGCCGACGCTCATCGTGCTGCACGACACGGCGGATCGCTTGAGGCCGGACGATACAATCTCGTGGTTCAAGGATCCGAAATCCAAGGTCTCGGCGCATTTCGTCGTGGCGCGGGACGGCTCGGTCACGCAGATGGTTCCTTGCGACCGCGCCGCGTGGCACGCCGGCAAATCGTCGTGGAAGGGCCGTTCCGGCTGCAACAATTTCGCCATAGGCATCGAGATCGACAATCCCGGCAAGCTCACCCGGGTAGGCGATCACGCGGTCGCGTGGTTCGGTGAAAAATTCCCGCTGACGCAATGCGTGGAAATGACCACGCCCGCCCATGGGCGAGGCTGGTGGCTCCGCTACACGGAAGCGCAGCTCGAGACGGTGCGCGAGTTGATCCAGGCGCTGCTAGCAGCTTACCCGACGATCACGGACGTTGCCGCGCATTGGGAAATTTCGCCGGGGCGCAAGGTCGATACGGGACCGCACTTTCCGCTCGACGACATGAAGGCGCTGCTCGCGGGGCGCTGGGTCTTGTCGTGGGGGCAGATTCGGGACGCGCAGCAGCGGCTTGACGCGCTCGGCTATTGGCCTGGTCCGATCGACGGCTTCATGGGGCCGAAGACGCGGGCGGCGATCCGCGCGTTTCAAGAGCAAAACGGCCTCCCGATGTATGCGGACGCCATCTCCCGCCCGGACGGCGGTTTGGATCGGCAGACTTGGGATTTGCTGTTCTCGGATGCGGCCAAGCCGGCGCCGATGGGGACAAATGCCGGCGCTGCTGTCGCTGCTGCGCGGGGGGCCAGAGAGGATGCCACCATTCTCGTCGGCAGTGGCCTGCTAACTGGGGCCGTCACCTTCGCCGAAATGGTTCACCGCATCAGCGAGGCGCTGACCACGGCGGAGAATGTCCAGAATATCAGCGTCCGAACGATCGATCTGGCGTTCTGGCTCCTGACGCCGAAAGGGCTGACCACGCTGGTCGTGCTCGCGATGTGTTTCGGTGTGGTCTGGATCGCCCGCCGGATCGCCAAGCGCACGGCGGCCGTGACGCCGCAGCCCGCGCAGTAGGAGGGAACCTCAATGGCTATCTTAGCGAAAGCCTGGGCGCTGGTGGCGCCCTGGGCCGGGAAGAGGCTGCTCAGGCTGTTGCCGTGGCTGCTGCCGGCCTGGACGTGGCTTAAGGCGCTGGTGCCGGTGGTCATCTCTGGCGTGATGCTGGCTGCCGTCATATGGGGCTGGTGGGCGCTCCGCGATGCGGAGCCGACGGTGGCGGTCAGTGAGGTCAAGCAGGTCTGCGAAGACGCGAACCTCCGGGCGCGCATCGCGGCGCTTGAGGACGCCTTGAGAGTAGCGAACCAAACGCTGCAACAGCGCAGAGAGGCCCTTGAATGGGCCGAAGAGGAAATCCGACACCTTCGCGAAGAGATGGAGGCTCTCCGTGCGGCCGCTCCTGACCCTGATGCTCTTGTGTTTGACGCCGATGATCCTTGGCTGCGAGCAGGATCGCGCAATCAAGTTAGACGCACCGCTGGTCGTTGAGGTCGCGCCGGTCAAGTGCCCTGACGTCGATCGGGCGACGGAAGCGGAGTTCAACCGCGTGACCCCGAGACCGCCGGGCCCTCTGACCAAGGATGACGTTCGGAAGTGGATCGACGCTCTCGAGGAGTCTGAGGTCCGCAAGAACGCGCACGGTCGGCAGGTGATCCGAGAGCTGCGGCAATGCCGTGAGCAGCAGGTGGCAACAGCCGGCACATCGTAAGGAGGGCTGATCTGATGCAGCACGGAGCGCGCGCCTTCTATGACCCGCGACTGGACAGAGTGGCCGCCGAGCTCGCGGCGGCTTTATCCGACCGGCGATCCGATAGCCGATCTCAGGGAGCGGGTCGCGAGCCTGGAAGTGACGAGCCACTACGCGAGCAGGTGTCTCAGTACGGTGTCTCGCCGCTTGGAGGAGACCCAGGGGCGCGTGTCGAGGTTGGAACAATGGCGCGAGCAGATGGAGCGGCAGAAAGAGAGGCGGCCTTTACAGCTCGCTTGGCTGCCGGAGACGTTGAAATACCTGCTCGGCTTTCTGTTCCTCTGGCTGGCGTTCTCGGGGTACGTCAGCCCACAGGCCATTGGTCAGATTGGCACGGCTTTGTTGCGCTGAAGCAGAAGCTCCGGCGGTGGGGTATCTATACCACCGGCGATGCAGTGCTTGCGGTGGGAAGTGCGGCCGTACTGCTCGTGACGACGAAACACTTCCTTTTCTGGCTGCTCAGCGCGGCAGCAGTGGCGATGTGGAGGTGAGTGAATGCGAACAAGCGGCGGAACCACACTGACGTCTCCCGGCGCCCGTGAGCTTGTTCAGCGGTGGTGCGGCTGCGGCCCCAACATTCCGCAGTCGCACGTCATCTCGGCTCTTCGGAAGGTGCCGCAGGATTATGCGGCGGCAAAGGCGCAAGGCCTGATCGGAGATGCCGACGAGCGCGACTTTAGGTTGGCCTTGCAGTTTCTCAAGCGGGCTGCACAGGAGCCGGGCGGGATAAGGGCGGGTTAGGCTGGAATAGCGGTGACAGAATACATCAGCGCCAATATGGCTGAAGCAACACAGCTAGGATAACGAAGAACAACAGCGATAATGCCAGCCAAGCACCGGATACATCGCCAGCACCTGCTTTGCCAGCGCCCGCGGATCGTTGTGGCCGCCGGTCCCCCTCAGGTCCCCGCCGGCCGGCCGGGGTGGGAACAGGAATTCCGCGTCGTTCTCAATGCCGCCCCTCCCCGGCCTGGTCAGCCGGTGGAGGGGGCGGTTTTGGTGTTTGTGGGAGCGGGCTGGCGAGGATGGGGATCGCTGTCAACCTGCCCGCGTCGGACTTGTAGCGTGCGAGGGCACGGCGGTAGTCCGACATCCACGCCTCTATGCCCTCGACCGTCTCCCCCCGGGCAATGCGGCGCAGGACGTCCCCGTAGGCCCGCGTGACAGGCCCTGAGCGGGACAGCCGGGTCAGATCGGCAATGATGGCGTCGGGGATACGCACCGCCCCTGAGCGCCACCGCTCGACGGTTCGGCGGTTGACGGCCAGCACCTCCGCCAGAGGCGCAATCCAGTCCGCGCCCCAGAGGGCCTGGCATACGTCCTGCCAGCTCACGCCACGGTCCTCCGGCGCCTGTGCGCCTTTGTTATGTTTCTCGTCCTTCACGGCTCCAGGCACGCGCGCACCTCCTCCTCTGTCATGCGTATTCGTTGGCCATCCCAGATGCGGAGAAAATACCGATCGAATTGGTGCCAGGAGACCTGTTGCCGGACCTCGTAGATCGGCCCCTCCTCCAGGATGTACGCAGCGAAAATTCCCCGTGAGCCGCTGCCGTTCGCTCGCGAGTAGTCCTTGATCGGGGCGAGGAACGAGCGGGAATATCCGTAGCGCGGGCACGAGGCCCAAATCTGGGCCAGCCAGCTCTCTCCCCGCCCTTCGACCTTGGCCAGCAGTAACCGGCTGCTGCGGCTCATCCTCAAATCGAACAGCTCCATCTCGAAATGGTGCTTCGGAGCTCCCGGGCGTGGCATCATGAACTCGCGCCGCAGCGGCCGAGGCGGCTCGTTGAAGGCGCGCGCCATGGTTTTCCGGCGCAGCTCCTCTCTCCGCTCGCGCTCGCGCTCCTCGCGACGCGCCTGAGCCTTGGCGCGCAGCGCTTCGAGCTCCGCCTTCCGCTTCTCCGCTTCGGCCTGCGCGTCCGTCGCAAGGCGATCTAGCTCTGGGAGCACAGCTCTAAGACGCTCGGCAGACCGGAAAGGCAGGCGCCAGGCTCTCAGCGTCTCGCACCAGCTGCCGCCGAGGCCGCGCAGCATGTGGACAAGGGCTGGTGCGTAGGGCGTCTCGACCAGGATTGCAGCGGCCGTCACGCGGACCCACGGCGACTCTGGCAGAGGATCGAAAGCGAGCGCGTCACGCGCCTTCTCCTCCTCCAGACGCTCGCGCTTTTCCAGGGCCTCCTCCTCGGCTTGCCATGCCGAGGCGCGCCGCACGGCGCGTTTGCCGGGGATGATCCAGACCTGCTGGTCCGGCGACCAGCGGGCCTTCGGAAACGCGTGCCGCAGCCTGTCCTTGCGCTCGGGGTCGTAAGGGAAGCGGACGGCCACGCCGTCCGCGAGCGGAGTGATCTCGATGGGCGACATTCGCCACCCACCTCACGATGCGTCGTCCATCTCAGCGAGATAGCGCTGCCGGTCTTCCCGCGTCCGGAAGAGGGAATGCGGCGCCATCGGATCGGCATCCCAGACGGGGTGCGAGCCGATCGGTGAGCGCTCGACCTCGGTGATCGCGCTCCATGCCTCCTCGGCCGTGTCGAACTCTTTGTCGAGGGTCGGGGCTCTGCAGGGCTCCATATCCAGCTCCGCCTGCCCGTCCCGAATGGTGACGACGTATACGCGATACCACCTCCGCAGATCCGCAGGCGGCGGCAGAACCACTGGCCCCCTGTTAGAGCACTCGAGCACCCGGAACGCCCGGGCGATACGCCGACCTAAATAATCATAGCCCCAAGTGAGATTCGAGAGTGTCATATCGGCCTCCTGCCGTTTGGGACCGGCCCTATCGCCGCGTCCATGTCGTAGTGATATGCGACATCATCAGAGGTGTCAAGGGACAAAATCGGAGGATCGAGTGTCGGAGGAGATGTGGGCGGCGCGGATCGCCGCGTCGATGTCGGCGCGTTTCTGGCGGGCGAGCGAGATCAGACGCCGGATGACCGCGTCGCTGGGCTGATACTCGCCCGAGACCCACCTGTGCACCTGGCGCGTGTTGACTCCGAGCGCCCTTGCTGTTGCGTTCTGCCAGCGCGGCCCGAAGATGGCCTCGGCGAGTAGGGTCAGGCGGTCGCGGTTGGTCATGGGTGCAACGTTGCCTGACGACTCTCTAGTCGACATCCCAAGCCTCGCTGAAGGCCTTGTCGGCGAAGGCTTCGGCGAGCCCCGTGATCTGCTTGAGGCGCAGCACTTCGTCCGGCTCCATGCCAAGCTCCTTTGCAATCTTCGCGTCGCTCCAGTTGCGGCGCGAGAGGTCGAGCACGATGTCGCTCATGCGGTCGACCGCATGGCGACCGCGCGCGCGGTTGTGTCGGATGGTCGACGCGATGCGGTCCCGGCGGTCCGTGCGGTCGGCATTTACCGTCGTGACGGGAAGATACCCGTGCGTGCGGGCTTTGACCTTCTTGCTGGTGCGTCCGACCAGGCCCCGGTGGAACCCGTCGACGGTTTCGCGCCGGTCGCCGTCAACCCAAGTGACGACGGGCTGGGTGTAGCCATCGCAGGCGATGCTGTGCTCCAGGAGCTTGAGCTCCGGCGGGGCCACAGTATTCGGATTATAGTCGTTGGCCTCGACGGTGTCGGCCGGCACCCACAGCACACAGTCGACGGGCTCGCTGCGGAGCGGGCTGGCGCGATGGAGGATCGCGCGCACCGCATTGAGCGTGGCGAGCGCCGTGGCCATGTCCGGCATGGCGGCGATGCGGGCGGCGATGGCGTCGGCGGCCTGGAGGCATTCGGCATCCGGCTCGGAGGCCTGAAAAAGATCGAGAGTGTCAGGCATAGATCCCCCACTTTTGGCGGCGCTTCTTCATGATGCGCTTGTAGCGCTCATATGCGTCGCTCTTGGTCTGGCTGAAGCTGAGGCCCTTGCACCAATAATCGTTCCGCAGCAAGGCCTTGCAGATCCGTCGCCAGCTCGGCACCTTGCGGTCGGCTTCGTCGCGGGGATCTGCCTCGTCCGGGATCACCGGCCATCCGCGATGGCGCCACCAGGCGATGAACGTGGCGATCTTGTCGCGGTAGTGGTCGGCCATTCTCTCCGGCATGGAGGCGAGGAGGCGCTCGGCATACTCCTCCCACGTCAAGCCATCAGGCTTGGTGATCGTATAATTGCCGAGGATGTTGCCGCGCTCGCCCGCGTAGAGCGCACCGTGGTTTGCGCCGTTGACACGCCCGACGATCTTGGCCCACGTCTCGGGCTCCAGGATGTGGAAGAGCCAGAGACCTTTGCGCTGATCGTCGCCGTAGGGCTGGCAAATGCGCATTTGGCTCAGCTTGAGGCCTGCCTGGTGCATCCGGTCGTAAAGTTTATTGTACGGCCGTCCGGTGCGGCCGTGGTAGATCCAGATGTCCTCGGTGCGCCAATCGTAGATGGGATAGACGTTCCACAATCCCTCGCCCTGGTACGTGGTCCACGAGCGCCCCTCGAGGCGCTGCTTGGGCATGATGAGCGTGCGGAACCGATTTAGGCTCTCGTCGGCCCTGATGGCGACGAGGCAGGCGCAGAGCTGCCCGTCGGCGTAGTGCCGGCCAAACTGCGGCACCAGCTCCTCGAACTCCATGCCGCGCCGGAACCAGGAGAAGTGGTTCTCGTCCGTGATGGCGATTGGCGGCGGCTGCCGCACCCACGCCTCGCGTGCGTCGGGGTCCCAGCACATCCATTTCGGCTCGAACTGGCTCACGGCGTTGCGCAGTGAGAGCGGGAGCGCGAGCCAGTAGGGCTCGGTGCAATCGGCGTACTCGGCGAACATCGCCTCGGCGTGCTCGATGGTGAGGCGGTATTGCGCCTCGAGGTCGATGAAGAGCAGGCCGAATGTGCGGCCGCGGCGCCGGGCTTCATCGGCCACGAGATGCAGGAGCACAGTGGAGTCCTTCCCGGCGGAGAAGCTCACGTACACCCGTGGGAAGGTGTCGAACACCCATGCGATCCGCGCCTGCGCGGCGGTCAGGACATCTATGCCGAGCCCTCTTTTCATCACCTTATCGATCCAAACAAGCCTGTAGTTCGCGCTCAGTCAGCCAGCGGCGCTCGCCATTCTCGATGCGGAGGAAACCTCTGGTTTCCTTGCCGCGCTTGCCTGGGCGACATACCTCGTAAATAGGCCCCGCGAACAGCGCGTAGGTAATGACGAGAGTACGGGACGTGCTCCGTCCATAGTCGACGGTGCCGTCGAGAAAAACACGCACCCAATTCCTCCGCGGGTCTGTGGCGAGGATCTGGGCGATCCAGGTCTGAGCATTGCTACTGCGCTTTTTCTCGATCTCGAATAGGTGCCGAGGCGCCTGCCAGTCGGGCACCAGATATTCCCGCTGCAGAGGGATCGGCGGGTGATCGGTAGATCTGGCCGCCTGCGGGACGGAGGCGTTGGACTGGCGCGCCAAGCGGGCGATGGTTGGCAGCATCTTGGCGAGATCGGCCTGTGCGGAGCGTGGGACGCGCCATGCGCGCTCTTCGAAGGACCATCGGCCGATTTGCCGGAGCAGCGGGCCGATCTCGGGGTGGTATGGCGTCTGGACGATGAAGCCGCATCTGGTCTCTATGACCCACTCCGAGCTACAGGTCGTCATCTCGGCACCTCAGTCGCTTGGCCGCGCTACGCGTCATCGTCGGTGATCGGCCGCGCCGGCCCGCGCGGCGCGCATGCGTGCTCTTCCAACTCGTCCCAGGCCTCGGTCTCGGGCGTGTGGGTCGCGAGCACCCAAGACCAGGCGAGGCACCGTTCGAAATCCCCGAGCCATTCCGCGGCCTGGGGGTCATCGGCAATCCCTGGCAGAAGGAGCGCAGCACACCATGGCGCTGGCGGTTGGATGCGGCTGGCCTGGGTTGGCACGCTGAGGTGTGCGGCCAGCGCTGACAGATTGCCCCACACGGCGGCGCCGCATCTGGAATGGCCGGCGACGGCGATCATGACGAGCGGTCGGCCCATTGGCTGCATTTGGCTGTCGCACCGGGTGACGATCGTCGTGAGGCATCGCCCGATCGGGGCCTGGACACCGGCCGCGGCCAGACTGTCGGCGAATATCTGCTCAGGCCGGGTGCGGGCCCCTGCAATGCCGGCGATCATGTATCCGTCGGGATGGGGCAGCCGTGCGATGCCGTCGCTGCGGAGGCGCGCGATAAGGTCTGAGCAGGCATCGATCGCTCTGGCGGAGATTTCGCTGCGTCGGCTGTCCCGCCGGTGGCCCGAGTTGAGCGTCACGTGGCGAATATAGGAGGGTCTCATAGGTATACCCCTCCTTTCTGCCAACCGGCCAGCCGCTCGCCATCGGGAGCCGCCACGACACGGAAATCCGCTGGCGGTCGGCTGATGATGTCGATCACTGCCTCGATGACACCGGGCAGAGCGTCCAGGTCTTGCGCCGCGCGATCACGGTCAAGTGGGTGGAGGCGCCACGACAAGAGGGTGTGCGTGTCGTAGCTTCCGCGGGCGCGTACGCTGATCGCATCTGCGGCGAGCAGAGCCGCGCGGAGCGCATCAGGTTCCGCGCTGATCTCGGCGCGCGTCCGTTCCTCGCGATGACGCCGAGCTTCCATCCAGCCGTCTGGGAACGGCGGACAATCGGTGGTGCACCACTGCTCCTCGCGGACGGCACGCCAGGTGCCGTCCGTGTTGCGGAATAAGCTGATCTCGATCATACGCTTCTCCCGTTATCCGACTCGAGCGCAGCCATGCACGCAGCGCAGATCTGATGGATGCGTGCCTTGTATTCAGCATCCACGCTCCTGACGGCTCTGGCCGGATGGTAGCCTGGGCACGGGGCCCACGCCCTCAGCAGCAGTTCTGCCCGATGAGCATCCTGCCGGATCTCTTGTGGGGTCAGGTCGATCCACTGCGGATCGTCGTCCTCGCCCGTGTGCTCGTCCACGCCTTGATGCACATAGCCGCGAATGCCGAGCGCGTGTGGCGCGTCATCGAGCGCGAGCGTGCCGGCGGCGACCTGCTCGATCACTGCCACCATCTGAGGCGGCAGGACGAGCCGGGCGTAGTCGATGCAGACCGATTGGAGCAGGGCGAAGGGCCGCTCACGCAACTGCCACTGCTCGTCCTCGGTGAGTGGGTCCGGGGAGTGTACGGCGTAGGGCACCTGCATCTCGATGGTCTCGAGCATACGATCTCCCATTACGATCCTCGCCGTGTTCCCGTCACGCACGATGCGGAGCTTCAGCGATTTTCTGGTGCCGTGGAACTTGATCGTGATCGTGTCGCCCTTGATGTCGGCGGTCGTCCCCGGTGGTGAGTAAGCAAGGCGCGCGTCGACTGCAGCGCGGATCGCCTCTGTCTCTGTGGCGTGGCGCGACACGCACTCCAGTCGCCCGTTAGCCCGCTTGGTCAGGACGCCGTAGACGGGAGCAGGACCATCGGCAGGCTCAGGCTGGACGAAGCAGGTGTAGTAAGTCGTGGTGCTCATCGTTTTCTCCTGCCCCTGATCCCCGAGGCGCGGGCGATGGGTCATCCCATCTGTCTATGAGTTATAGACGCAATCGCCCGCAGTGTCAATAGGGTGCTGTCGCGATTCTCAGCACCATCCCTGCCGCTTCGAGCGGCGCGGGCGCGGCGCTCATACTCGCGTATTCTCCGGCGCAACCATGTCTCCACCGGCTCATTCAAGGTGGCGGGCTGATTGAGCATACCGCAGCCGTAAACGGCGATGTCCTACAGCGCCTCCCGCATACGGCGGTTCTCTGCTCGCAACCGGGCGTTCTCGACCTGCAATGCGCTGTTGCTCTTCAAGGCGTCTCGCAACGGGCCGTCCTGCATCCATCGCTCCTCAGCTTACCGGGGACGCACTGAACTCAAGCGTTAGATACGCTCTGATTTCCAGCCGATGCACGCCACTTTCTCCGCCGTGCTCCTCCACCTCGACAACCGCATCATCGCCGTCGACCCAAGCAATTCGATCCCATACAGCGGACGATCCGCAGTACGCTTCGGCTGCCTTCTGGCGGTCAGTCGCCTCCACGGTCAACCATTCCATCACGGTTGGCTCGCCGTTTATCTCGACCAAACGACAACTCCACTTCGGCATCCCTCGCTCTCCTATAGTCCTAGCCATGGTCTGGGGCATCCTCGCAGAACGCCCAATTGCCGGCACGAGGCAGAATGATCTTGCCGTAGACGTACCCGCTTGGGTCCAGCTTCCACACCGGGAACCAGCGGACGAACTGATAGCAAAGCCAATCCAGCAGCATCACTTCCCCCTCTCTCTCGGCCTCAGCATCCGAAGGCGCCTGCATTACTCGCCCCGTTCAAGCAGCCAGCAGTCGCCGCAAATCTTGCGACCATCCTCCGTGCGGTAGGTCGCCAGTACAGCCAAGGGGCGATCGCATTCATGGCACCGATGGGCTTGTAGCTTAGGCTTACTTCCGGCGCTTGCTTGCTCGCGCTGGGCCAGCATGGCGTCAGCCGCTGCGTATGCGCCGAGCGCAGCGCCCTCATAACTTCCCTCCAAAGCGGAGTTCGCCAGCAGGCCCGCCAACGCCTGCCCCGCTAACCAGTCACGGAGCGTCATATCGCCAGCGGGCATGAGTTGAGGCGATGGCGCTTGCTCAAAGGAGATCGGCTTCTCCAGCAGCGCCTTAGCCCGACGTAGGTCGCCGATGGTGAAGCTGGCCTCGGAGCCGGGCGCTGGCGTCTCACTCCCCGGCTCGGTGCAAAGCGGACGATAGTAGTCTGGAACTTCCTCTGACCACTGTTCTGCTTCCCTAGCAAATGGCCTCAGGGCTTCGCGCAGCTCCGCGATGCGGAGCTTGAGAATAGCTTCTGTGCTCATGCCGTCCTCCCTTCCGCCAGTGCAGCCATCGGAACAGCCCGCGCCCGGATCGGCCGGGCGTCGCGGTGCTCGGTGAATTGCAGCAGCCCGCGCTCGTGAAGGGCCGCGACCGTCCGCTCTCCGATGAACCATCGCGGCATGCCGTCGATCGCCAGCGGGCATCCCGGATAGCTCCAGTAGCCGGTCTCGTGGCGCACGAGCTCGCCACCATGCTCATTGATCTCGGCTATCGCGCCGGCCATTGCGGCGGTAATGGGCTTCCGCTTCATTGCAGCGTCACCCCCTCCGGTGCGTTCTCGTCCAGCAACGAGAGCGTGGCCTCGAAAGCCAGTGTCGCGTCTTTGATGAAGCGATCTCGCGCCCATTCGAGCGCCTTCCGCTCGCGTCCGGGCCGCGCCTTAATCAAAGCCACCGCCGCCATCGTGCCGCTCAGCACGCGGGAAAGGGCTTTGATCTGGTGTTCAAGATCCGAACGCCTGATCTTCTCGGCAGCCAGCCAAGCATCGATGGTGGAGACGATCGCCTCCGCGCACCGGCCACGCACGGCCTGGGCGGGGTCACTCGACTGTGAGGTGGCATGGATATGCCGCAGCAACTCGGGGAAGATGTCTGCCGGTCTCCGTCGCTTCATGGGATCCATCCTTGGGCTAATAAAAAAGAGGCCCGGCGCGCTGTGGAGACGCCGGGCCAGTTGGCGCTACCGTCCGACGGTCGGTAGGGTGGGGAACTGATGTCAGGCCGCGGCGGTCGTGGTGGTCTGCATGTCATGCTCCCTTGATGATCTGCCGTCGGGGCTTCCCACTCCCGCCCGACAATTTGCACGATATGCAAAATTTAGATGGTTGTCTAGCTTGCGTAATAAGAAAACCGTGTGCCCGTTAGCGTGCCCGCGTGTTCATGCCTTGTGCGCCCGTGTGCCCGCGCATGAGAACGCCCCGCACGGATGGATGCAGGGCGCTAAGTCATTGATCTATCGTGGGATGTGCTAGGGCTGGCGCCCGATCCGGGCCGAGAAGGAGGTCGCGACGGCCTAACGGAGCCTAAGTTGCGGTAAAGCCGAATAAGTATGCGCAGGCCACCGAAAACCCGCTAAATACCGCGCCGAACCGCACTGAGCGGCGCTGCAATAAAGTGCCAATGTGCCCACGTTTGTGCTCGCGATTCGATTCCTGAGCGCATCGCTTGCCGTTGTCTACGACCTTGGGCATAGTCACCTCCCATAGCCCCGCTCAGCCAGCTTATTGATCAGCGGCATAGCCAAAGCGGCGTAACTCTGCACTTCCGCCTTAGCGCTCGCCACATCGCGGTAAGAGCCGAGCCGGATATTGAAGATGTACGGATAGGCGCTGTGGCTGCCATCCAGGGTAATGACGTAGCCGACCGGGATGCCACGCACCCAAAACACGTCCAGCATCTCTATGTCGTGTTCCTGCGCTGGCGCGGGTCGCCACTCTCCCATGACGTCTGACGGCACACTGCTGGCTACCTTCTTCAACAGCTCGCGGACCTTATCGTTCACGTTCGACCTCCTTTCCGTACCAGCGGCACGATCTCCGCTGACCGCACCGGCCGGTCGCCTTCCAGATGCTCGATAACCTCGTGAACCTGCTCAAGCCGCAGGAACGCATACACCTTCTGAGTGATCGCGATGCTCGCGTGCCCGAGCATCATCGAGACCTTCTCAATCGGCACGCCCCTCTGTAGGAGGCGGCAGCCGCAGGTGCGCCGGAGGTCGTGCCAGTGGATACCGGGATGCTTCGGGTTGTTCTCGATCGCGCCCTTCTCGATCAGCTCCTCAACCACCGTCTCGAAGTGCCGGGTGATCTGAATGCGCGCGTTGCCCCCCTTGTCTGAGTTGAAGATCGTCGGGTCGGTCGGGTGCCTCGGCATGTGTGCCAGAATTTGTGCCGCACGTTCCGTTAGGGGCACGATGCGGCTTTTCCCGCCTTTGCCTTCTCTGACAAAAATCTCCCCATAGCGGCCTTTCGCAGGACGAAAATCCGACCAGCGCAGCGTGAACTGCTCGTGCGCCCGTAAGCCGGTCTCGATTGCGAACACGATCGCCTTCCAGGCATCGGGACGCCGGATGTGAGCGAGGACGATCCGCTCTTCCTCTTCGCTCAGATACCGCTCACGGGGAGGGGCCTGCTTGAGCCCGAACCGGCGCTGGGCACGGATGAAGTCCTGAACGGCGTTCCCGGTCAGCTTCTCCTCGGCAATGGCGAGGCTGTACATGCCGGACAGGATGATAAGCTCCTGCCGGATCGTGGACATCTTCACCATGTCGTCGCGGCGGCTGTCGATATATTCCCGCATGACGCTGGATGTGATCTCCTGCACCGACATGCCGCCGAAGAACTGTTGCAGCGTGCGGATGTGATATTGATAGGTCTCGACCGTCTTTGGCCTCAGATTGGGCAGGTGCTTGCGGGCAAAGTCGTTGGCGAGGTCATCGAACGTCAGCACAGAAGCCGACAGCCCCAGGGTTCCGGTTTCGACCTCCGTCACCCACTTGCGGAAGGCCTGTTCAGCTAACGCCTTGTTCTTCGTGTGAAAGGCCGTCCGGTACTCCTTGCCGCCCCGCCGGACGCGGCCGTACCACCAGCCATTGCGCTGGTACAGATTAGCCATCCCTAGTGCTCCATTGATACGCAGTCGGAAAGATACTAACCGCTGGCGGCGGTGCGCGGCAAAGATGTTATCCCGAGCTTCTGCCGTGCCTCATGGCGCCAAAGATCGAGCACGGTGTAGCCGCCCTCCGCCACTATGTCGTCGGGATCGTTCTCGAGCAGGGTAGTGATGAGGCTTTCGAGGGAGATGAGATAAGCCATCAGCCGCGCCCATTCCGAGCTGGCGAGGGTGGCTTTCTTGCCGTCATCTATGGCGACGAAAGCAGTCATGTTTGGGCCTTTCTCAGAGCGACAATCTTCGCGCCGGGGAAGGTCTCGAGCATCACCTTGACCGCCGGCTCCTCGCGTATCCATTCGATCGCACCACGGACGATGGCCTGATTGTCGGCGAGCCAGTGGAGCGTCTTCACGACCGCCTCCAATTCGCCAATGTGCTCATTGGCCTCCTGCTTGCTCATCTGGCCTCTGGCGACGCGCTGGGAGTACATCTGACTGAGCCAAACCAGGGCGCGCTCGGCCGCCGCGATCTGCCGATCAAGCGGGATGGGCGCGGACATCGGCGGTCTCCGGTCGCCGAGCTAAGAACTCGTCCACGTTGCACCGATAAACTCTGAAGGTGGTCACGGCGACCCAGGGGTTTTGATCCCAGCCAAAGCCACGTTCAGCGTTGAGGCTGTCCCACAGGCTAGCGAATGGCGCGATTGGGACTGAATGGCAAAGGCCGCTCAAGTCGTAGCCGAATCCCCGGATCACGTAGCAGTGGTCGCGAATCTTTGTGACCCCCTCGGCCAGTGCATCCTCGTCGGTGATCTCCTGGAGCCTTTGCACACGGACATCGGTGACTTCTAGCGTTATCCGCGACGCCCAACGGGGCATGTGAATGGATGGCCGCCAGCGTATTTCGGCTACCTCATCTGCCCGCAGGCCATCCTCCAAAGCGGTGGCGTAGTAATACACTTCCCCAGGCGCCAAGAGCTCATCGCTCCAACGTTCGCGAACCCAGAGCAGATCGCCGGGCATGTAGGGTACGCGAGCACCCCACTCGCCCCAATCATCGTAAACACCCCAAACTTGTTTTCCGGGCTCTAGCTCGCCATCTTTCCCTACGACAGCAGAGTGATACCATTCGGGACCGCGAACGGTGCCGATTTCATAACCCAACTCATCTTTCGGCGGCTGCGGCTTGAGCACGCGCCGCGTCTGCGTCTTGCGGCCATCCAGCAGCGCCCGCACCATGGGGCCTGAGAACAAAATCGGCTTTATGTTATTCATCGCGGGCCTCCGTAGGAGCTGCTGGAGCGGCTGAGATCCCCGCGAGGCTTGCTTCTGCGTTTTCGATGTCCCTTTTGCAGTCGGCAAGCCATCCCGGAAGACCGAATGCCTTGAAGTCTCGGCTATGATGATTGGCGACACACACCTCTGCGTTATGGTAGAGGATCTTCGCAGCAAGGAGCAGCTTGCTCCAGGCATCAGGTACAGCAGGCGGAGTGCGGCGGTTCCAGGCGGATATGACTTCTTCCTCGGTGCCCCAACAAGAGCGGCAGTGACATTCGTCACACTCGACAGTACTTGGTGATGCGTGCCCAGTAAGCTGGATAACTCCTGCTTTGCCCCCGCAAAACGGACACGGCAATAACACGGCATGGGCCGCTTCGACACCCTCACTCCGAAATTCAGACATCGGGGCCCTCCAGTGCTGCTGCGGCCTGCATCAGTGCCCGCTTTTCACCATCAGCCTCGCGATCCGCCCGTTTTGATGATCCGAGTTGGGTTGCGCACTCCTCGCAAAAATCGACGTCACCCAGGGAGATCATCTCATCATGCCCCTTGACCTCCCCGCAGTTTGGGCAGTTCCCGTAATAGCCGCCGGGCAGGGACATGCCGATGATGTCCCGCAGCTCGCTGATGCGTGCGATCAGCGGGCGCGCCTCCCGGTAGGGGAGGGACTGAACGCCCTTATCGAGTTCATCCAGGACTTCGATCGCGCACTGAATTTTGTCGCGGTTCGCGACGACCCCCACCGGCACAATGCGCGCTCTGCCCTGCGCGATGGCCTCGCAGTCCCTCAGGGAGGGGCCGCCGGCATTCGCGAGCGCCTGGAATATCTCGTGGGAAATGCGCGTCATGCAGCAGCGGCCGTCCGCATTGCGCTGACCGCAGCAGCCGGGATCGCCGGCAGCGGCAATGGCGACGACCTCCACCAAGTCAGGCTTCTGCATCACGCGGCCTCCTGCATCTGGTGAACATTTGCGCTCGTCAGGGCCTCGAGCGCGCTGATGAGCGGGACGCGATGTTCGCGGGGTAATGTGTTGAAGAATGCTGTCGCCGCCATTCTTGCCACCTGCTTTGCGGCCGCCAGCATTTCGCGACCGGAAGACGTCAAGCGGATCGAATAGCTGCGCGCGTCTTCCCCGCTCCGAGGCCGCAGGACGTACCCGCGCTTCATCAGTCGCCGCACCACTTCGGATACCGTTGAACGATCTATCCCTGTGTGTGCCGATAGAGCGCGCTGATTGACCCCATCGCCAAGCTCGGCAATGGCCGACAGCACGAGATATTGACGAGGCGTCAGCTCTGCGACGTGAACCGAGAAAATCTCATCCGCAATTTGCCCGGCGCGGTGCAAAAGGGAGAATATCTCCGCATTGTCCCTCATAGTGGTGCCCTCTTACCGCCAACTGGTTTGAACCGCCGCGTCCTGGCTCCATACGACCCAGGCCGCGATCCCGAGCCCCGCGAACATCAGCGCGAGGAATGTCGATGCCAGAGCGATCAAGGCTCCGGCTTTGATCTCTGCACGAGGCATTGCCGTAGGTGTTCCAGTAGTGCCGCCAGCCATCTTGGAACGCGGGACTCTCGTGCTCGCAGGGCAGACCCTCACGCGCTGCCTGCCAGCCCTTCACAAACTGATCGACCTCGAACCAATCCATTGCGTCGCTCCTTTCAGTCATGACAGTCGCGACGCCTCCCATCTCGCCTCTTGCTGGGCGATGTAGTCCTGCACCCGGAGCTCCATCCGGAGCGCATATTCGAGACGCTGCCGCTGGGCGTCGTCTGGCCCGCGGCGCAATTCAGCTTCGATCACCCACCGATTGAGCTCGGCCCGCATTGCCTCTATCACGGCGCTCCGTGGGGTGAGGGCGGCAAGCTCCGGCGGCGTAAAGATCGCTAGCTCATGTTTGCGCGGCGGGAGCACGGAGCGCAGCGCGCGACGGTCCCAGGCCGCTAGTTCAGGATCGAGTTTGAGCGGGCTAGCGCGGCGCCGTTCGTCGGCGGGCAGATCATCGAAACGTATGGTCATTCGGCTGCCTCCGAGACATGGCGCGCCATCCGCTCTACGGCAGCGATGCGTTCCCCTATCCACCGCATTACAGGCACCGCCATGGAGTTCCCCAGCGCCTTGTATCGGGGGCCATCGGATGCGGGCTTGCCGCGGTAGGGGACCAGCGTCCAGTCGTCCGGGAAGCCTTGAAGGCGCTCGCATTCGCGCGGCGTTAGCCGGCGCACACGCATGCCTGGAGCTGCTACGGCTAATTGACCGCCCGCATTAGCGTGACTGGTATTGTGGCCCATTGCCCGAAGCGTTGGCGCCAATTCGCCAGCGTCAGCTCCGTGATCTTTGGAAGAGAAGGCCACCGCTATCGAATGCCCGTCCGTGTCCAGCGGGTGCGTGACGGAGCCGCTGTCCGGGTCCTGCCGGGCGTGGAAGGCGATGGCGATGGGAATAATCGGCGTTCCCCTTCCCGTTCCGTCCTCTGAAGCATCGAAGCCATCGGCACGGAGGGAATGCGCGATCAATGTCTCCGTCTCGTAGTCGATACGGCCCATGCCGCCTGCGTTGAGGCAATGGGAAATGTCGCCAGTGCTGGCAACAATTACCGGATCTTGCCCTCTTGTTTCTCCGACTCGCGAGAAACCCCGGCCACTTGTTCCAAGGCACGGCGCAACGTCGTGGGCAATTCCTTTCCTCTTTTCGCGGCGCGGCGGAGAATGCCCTTGCAGGCAGTGGCGCTCAAAAAGTACCGCTGCGGCAGGTCGCCAGTCTCCAAGATATCCGACAACGAAGACGCGACGGCGCCGCTGTGGAACTCCAAAGTGCTGAGCGTCAAGCACTCGGTAGGCGAACCCATACCCGAGTTCGACCATGCCCCCGAGAATGGCTCCAAAATCCCGTCCTCCGTTCGTCGACAGGACGCCGGGGACGTTCTCCCATACCAGCCAGCGGGGCCGTGTTCTGTCAGCAAGCCTAAGAAACTCGAGGGCCAGGTTGCCACGGTCGTCAGCCAGTCCGCCTCTGAGGCCTGCCACGGAGAAGGGCTGGCAGGGCGTTCCGCCAACGAGAAGGTCAATTGCTCCGACATCGGCGGCAGTGATCCTCGTGAAGTCGCCAAGGTTCGGCACGTGAGGGAACCGGTACGCGAGCACGGCGCTAGGGAACGGGTCGATTTCAGCGAATGCAACAGGCGTCCAGCCAAGAGGCTCCCAAGCTACGGAAGCCGCCTCGATGCCAGAGCAGACGGAAAGGAAGCGGATGGCGGTCATGAGAACAGCATCGCCTCCACTTCATTGCGGATCGCCGGGTCTTGGATGGCCGGCAGATAACGGTCGATGATGACGCGGCGCCATTGCTCCCAGCATTCGCGCCAGCGCACTTCGTCCATCGTTTCCGGGGAGATAGACTCCAGCTCGTAGAACACCTGCCCGTCGCGGGCGATAAACTCGCGGTATTGCCCCGAGTAGCGCTTGAGGTTCTTCTTTACCTCCTCGGGGCTTTCCTCCACGCCCTTGGCGATCTTCGCCAGCAGGACGTGAACCCATTTCAGGTGCTTCAAATTGCGGGGCACGCGAACCTCCGCCAGAAACTCGGCACGGTTCGGGATCGACAGAAAACGATCCTCCGATAGCTCGTCGGCAGGCCGAGCGACCCCATTCAGGCGAACCATGACGATCTGTGGCATGCGTGCCCCTCCCCCGCTGCCGATTACTTGCCGTTCACCCGATCAACCGCGGCCTCATACGCCGCGATGACCTTAGACTGCTCGTCTTCCGGCATGTCGCCGATGGCGTTCTCGTGCTTGGCCCATAGGGCGTCGATCGCCTCCTGATTAGGCGCGCTCGCGAACGCCCTAACGAGCTCGTCAGCCGAAAGAGGACTGTCGTCTTTTGCGGGCGGTGTCTCCGGCTTCTTTGCCGCCGCGGCCGGTTTCTTCAGCGCCGGCTTGGGTGCCGTTTCGGCTGCTTCTACCGGCCCCGCATCGATCGCGGCCTCCGGCGCCGGTGGGGGCGGAGGCGGCGCGGACGGAGCAGCGGGCTTGTCGGATGGCCAGATATCATCAGGCGTAGCAATGCCTTCCTGGATGCCTTGCAGGGCGGCGATGATTCTCGCCATATCCTCGGGGTGCTCTTTCCACTGATCGACCCCGCGCCCGACCCATTTTGCAACGCGCTCCGGTTCGACATTCAGCTCTTTGAGCCGAACCTGTATCCTCTCGAAATACTTACCGGGCGCCTGCTGTACTTTGGAGACTAGCCCTTGCCGCGCGTGTTCCATCGCATAATCGCAGTACACACTGAGGGCGTTGACTACGACGTTGCGGATCGCCTTGGACTGCCCGATCTGGAAGGCGATGTCTTCCTGCCGGCCGGCGTCCGTCTTTAAGGACTGCTGTCCCTTACGTTGCCTGTAGAGGCGACGAAGGACATGACCCTTTTCCGCGTCTACAAAGGTCGCAGCAAATATCCAGGCATCAGACGTTTCCGTGACTTTCACGTCCACGCCGCAATTGCCGTAGACCGACAACAGCATGTTGGCCATCTTGATAGACGGCCCTTCGATGTGGGTGGTCGTACCGTCCTTGTTCTTGACCGGGATGGAGTAGTAGAGCGTGTCCGCGCCGACACTGGCGAGCACGCGCAGCTCGGATAAAACCTTCTCGTGATCTCGCGGCCGGGCGACTTCCCGCGAGCCGATGGAAACGATAAAGGCTTCCGTCTCTTGATTGATCTGCGGAGCGGGTATGGGCGCACCGACGCCCCGCACAAGTGCGAGCTGGTTCATAGGGCAATCCTCTCCTCAGTGACGAGTTCGGTTCCGGGGATGGGGGCCTCCGGATTGGCACGGTGCAGACGGCGCGCGGCCTTCTCGCAGGCCTCGATGAGCTCCGGCGCCTTGATCTTCACGAGGTACGCAGCGCACGCCTTGAGATCGACGACCTTGACGGTCGTGTACGTGCGCAGACTGGTCGATTTCTTGCGGCCGCCTACGGTGTACTGCCCGCCGGCCATGACTTTGGCGGAGGCCGCTTTCTCCGCCGCCTTAGCTGCGGCCTCCGCCTCCCGCGCGACTTCCTCTGCCCTCTGAATAGCGCCGACGACGTTAGTGCCCTCATCCAACGTGCCAGCCTCAGCCGCGCGGATTAACTCTTCGGCCCGGATCTGGGCCTCTTCGGCCTCCCGCCGCTTGCGCTCGGCTTCCTCGCGTTGACGCCGTGCCTCTTCCTCTTGCTCGCGACGCTTCTTCTGGAGGTACGCTTGCAGACGGGGTTCAAGCAGTCGTTTGGTGTTGTCGCACCGCTCAATGAGCGGCTTCCACTTTTCATCCACTGCGCGCGCCGCATCTAAGTGCGGCTGCTTCTCATTCTTCCGAGCCGCGTCCGCGTCGCTGCGCAGAAGCGTCACCTGTTTCAGGAAGCCGGAAAGCGCGTCGGCAGTCTCCTGATCTTCAACCGCTTTGGTATTCGCAATCCAGATATTCGCGGTTCTCGTCAGCTCCGCATCGCGCGCTGTTAGCCGCTCGAACACGTCACCGGAGGCACCGGAATTGTGCCCCACGCCCGCAGGTCGCAGATCTTCATATAGTGCCATGTGCTGCCCTCTTTTGCTTGCTGGGAGGTAAAATTGGCTCCGCGTCGCGGACGTCGGCGACGGGGCGGCCGGGTGAATCGCTGGTGACGGACCCGCGCAGCGTGTCCCACCATTCGCCGTAAGCGACGGCGTGCCGGTATTGCTCCTCCGTAACCGGATTAAACGCGGCGACGGACCAGATGCTCAGCGGGTTGATCCTGCGGGTATCCTGCCCGATGACCGCGATTGTCTCGCCGGTCGCGGGGTCATCCCAAATGGCAACCGGCTGCCACAGTTCGCGACGGCTGAAACGGACACGATAGAAGCCGGGCCAGGGCGCCTCAGGATGATCCCATCCCGTTCGGTCGCCCTTAAGGGCGGCCCGCCAGTAGGCGTAGCGATCTGACATGGGGATCAGACCTCGCCGGCAGCCTGAAGGCGGATGCCCCGCTCGGCTTGAAGGGCGACGTTGATGCGGTCCAGACGCCGCCGCAGCTCCTTATCGTTCGGGTGAATACCGAGCCGAACCTGAATGTACTTGGCCGTTTGTTGCAGGAGGCACTGGTTAACCAGAGCCCGTCGGACCTCGGTCACGGGGTCACCGGAAAACGGCGTTTCGATGTGTGCGTAGGGAAGGAGAGGGGCCAGCAAAAGCCCGCTCAGTTCAGCCCGTTGATAGTGTCGGAATTGGAGGCCGGACGGCTGCGCGGACGGCCCCCTCAAAGTGGCGGCGGTTGTCATGGCGCTTGTGACCCTCGAAGTGCACGCGGTCGCGAATACGCGCGACTCGTCATTCCCAGGTCACAATTTGCATCATGTGCAAAAAGAAGTCTAGCGCCTATTTGCAACAGATACAAATCGCTGCCGACGCTCAACCACCTTCCCGAGAATGCGGGCGGGGTGCTCGCGGCTGCAAATGATCGGCTTAAAGCGATGATTGGCAAAGGACAGCTCGAAACCAGGGGCTCTCGGATCGCTGGGATGATAGGGCTCGTAGTACCCAACTTCGATAGCGCCGGTGACAGGAGCTTGAATGACGATGATCGAACCTGGATCGATGTGATCGACTTGATCGAAAATGATGACGTCGCCCGCATTGATGATTGGCGACATGGCGTCCGTTCCGATCGTAATGGCCTTAGCCTCGTCCGTGACCGGAACAGACGGGGAAATTACTTCTCTTCCAACTGTTTGCAACACTTCCCCGCCCCCTAAGATGGCAGCAAGCTCGTGAGGCGAGAGGATAGGTATGGCGCGGCGATAAAGATGCGCAGCAGTGTGCTGCGTCGGAACAACCTCCCCACCTTGCCCCAGCAGCTCACTGACAGTCAAACCCAGAATTTGACTAAGTGCAATAAGCTGTTCGCCCGAGGCGCGGAGGGGGTCGCGTTCCAGTCGCGAAAGCTGCGACACGCTAATCCCGAGCCGTTCTGCAACGGCCTCCAGCGTCAGCCCTGCTGCCCGACGCGCTTCCCTGATTGCCCTCGCACCGGGGAACCCCGGCGAGCCCACCTTGCCATTTTTTTGCGTATCGTGCAAATTGTTATCCATGAGTACCTTACGCACATGGCGCAAATCGCAGCGCCTTACCCTACAAAGACTCGCGGAAATGTCGGGCACGACTGCCTCGACACTCTCGCGGATGGAGCGGGGCCAGATTGGCCGTCCCGATCCGGACCTGTGCGCTCTGCTGGAGCGGCTGAGCGGCGGACAGGTACGGAAGGACGATCTTATGTTCGCGTCTACAACGTCGCGCACGCCCGCAACCTAGCACGCGTTTCGTGGTGCGCAAGCGGCCGCAAAGTAAAGGAGTAGAAATACGGTTATTCCCGCGTTACGGGAAAACACAGTGCTGACGAATTGCATCAGAGGGCAAGGGGATGGCAGAAAGATTATCTGAAATCAGCCACAAGTCGAACTTGACCGGGCTCGATCCCTACCAGCTCCTACGTGACATCGAGGAGACCAACGAGTTGGCCAACACCGCCTCTTCGGAGGCGCAACGGGTCTCCAGCCACGTCAAGATGCTGGAACAGGAGCGAGGCTATAACCGCGGTGCGTTCAATACGTTGCGGCGGTTGGCAAAGCAGCCACACGAGAAACGGCGTGATTGGTGGCTGACCATCAAGGCCGGTGTTGAGGCTCTAGAGCTGGATCGTGACGATTTGGTGGACTTGATGGAGACCTCGCCGTCTGAGGAAGAAGCATCGCCGCGTCGGGGCCGGCGTACCAAGCAGATTACCGAGGCCCTAGATGCATGAAATCGAAGGATACGAGGTTCACCCTTACGCGGAAGCCCTGCCTCTCATTGAGGGGCAGGAGTTTCAGGAGCTGATCGATAGCATAGCGACCATCGGCCAATGCGAGCCTATCATCCGGTGGCGCGGCAAAATCCTTGACGGTCGCAATCGCCTCCGCGCCTGTCTTGCTCTCGGCATAGAGCCGAAAATCCGAGACATGGATGACCTGACTGACGACGAGGCCCTTGATCTCGTCGTGGTCAAGAATTTGCACCGCCGTCACCTCAATGCCTCGCAGCGCGCGCTAGTAGCCGAACGGCTGGCGACCTTCCGCGTCGGGTCTAACATCAGGCATGGCGTCATCGGTGAGATCACCGAGACAACGCAGATCGAAGCGGCCGCACAGCTCAAGGTCAGCCCACGCTATGTCAACATGGCCCGCTATGTGCGGGAAAACGCGCGGCCTCATATCGTCGCCATGGTCGATGCGGGGCACCTCTCGCTGACAGAGGCCAACTATCTGGCGAAGCTGCCGGCCCACCGGCAAGACGAGCTACGCACGCCCGAGCAAGCGCATACCATGGCGAATGAACTCCGCGGGCGGTCAGGCCGTCTGGCGAAGAAGCGCCCGCGTGCCGTGCTCAAGGCGGGGCTTACTGCCTTTGCCGACCTGCGGCAGCGCGGGACCGCCGCAGAGGTCATTCTTTCGCTTCCCCGCGCCGACCGCGAGCGTTTCCGCGACGAAATCGCCGCGGCGCATGAGTACCTGGGCGAGTTGCTAGTGGCCTTGGGGCCGCGTGAAGCAGAGGCTCGCCGGAGATGGGGAACGTAGTCTTAGCCCTAGACCTGGCGACCGAGCTTGGCTGGGCGGTGGGCCCGGTGGATGGTGAGCCCCGCTTCGGCCATCACGTCCTACCGAAGACCGGCGATGACGTCGGGCACTTCGCGCTCGCTTATGATCGATGGCTACGCGACATTCTGATCAAGACGTCACCGGCCGTTGTCGTATTCGAGGCGCCGATGCCCGACACGGCCGGCAGGACGCCGCTCGCCACATCTCTCAAGCTCAAGGGCCTCTGCTGGCACACGGAGTTCATGTGCGCCAAGGCGGGCATCCGTGTGGTGCAGGAGCCCGCCTCAAGCTGGAAAAAGAGCATCTGCGGAACAGGTCGCATCTCGAAGGCCATGCGACCGTATCCGGTTTTTGTGGCGCTGGAGCAGCGCGGCTTTAGGGTCTCCAACCACAATGCGGCCGACGCGCTCGCGCTCTGGATCCATGCGCTGAGCGTGCTGTCGCCTCGCAACGCCACTCGGTTCGATCCTCTCTTTCGCGAGGTGCGGGCGTGAGCGGCATTTCCCTTCGCACTGGCACCAAGCGGCATGCCATGGCCGAGCGTGGCCGCGATCTTTATGAGACCCCGCCGGAGGCCGTGCGCGCGCTCCTACGTGCGATCGAGCTGCCCCACGTCATTTGGGAGCCAGCCTGCGGAAACGGCAACATTGCCAACGTCCTGCTGGACTACGGTCACGAGGTCTATGCGTCGGACCTCTACCATTACCCGCTTGAGGGCATGGCCTGCGGGATCAACTTCCTCCACTGCAAGCGGGCTCCTGAGGGCACGCAGGCGATCGTGACAAACCCGCCGTTCTCCCAGGCGGAGGCATTCGTGCGGCGTGCCCGGCAGCTCGCGCCCATGACGGTCATGCTCCTGCGGCTGCAATTCCTTGAGGCGGTGGGGCGGACTGACATTCTCGAGAGTGGTGACTTGCGTGAAGTGCTCGTGTTCCGCGATCGCCTGCCCTTCATGCATCGCCACAACTGGCAGGGAAAGAAAGCCTCATCGGCCATGGCGTTCGCGTGGTTCGTATGGGACCGGGATCATTCCGGCCCGCCAGTGCTGCGTCGCATATCATGGAGAGACTCGACATGACCAAGCAGAGGAGATGGCCGGCGCGGCTGCTCGGATGGAGCTTCGCGGCGGTAGCAATGGCGGCCTCAGCCGCGTTCGCAGCGACGTTAACGGAGGACCCGGCGATCAAGGCCGGGCTCATCGTTTTGAGCATCCTGGCCGTACTGTTCGAGCGTTGCGCGCTGACCTGGGGCCGGCGCGCTCGGGAGCGGCAGGACAAGGCGGCCGTAGGGATGGCCTATGCGCTGCTCGCAGTGGCGGTGGTCTACACGGCCGGAATGCAGCTCGGGTTCTTCGGCGCACTGATGCTCAAGCCGGTAGCAGCGGAACGCGGACAAGCGGCGGACGTCGCGGCGATCGATCAGCGGATCGCCAACCTCGAAGAGCGGCGCGGGTGGATCCCAAAGCCGCCAGGGACGCCCGAGGCTCTGGAAGCGCAGATCGAAGCCATGAAGCGCGACGCGCGAACGGCAGAGGACCGGGAGAAGGTCAACCAGTTGCGGGCTCATCTGGCTTCGGCTCGGAGCCTGGAGGCAATAGAGGATGAGTTGTCGCGGTTGCGGAAGGAGCGCGCCGCGCTGATGGCCCGACCGCCGGCAGACGCGAAGGCGCACGTCCTGGCGAACATCGCGCCGGGATTACCGCCGGAGTGGATCGCCACCGGAACGGTAATCATTGCCGTGCTGCTGTTGCAGATGGGCCAGATCTTCCTACCAACACTGGCTGGCGGACCAGTCGTGCAAGCCCGTGGAGCGCCCGAGGAGCGCCCTTTGAAGACGGCCCCGGCTGCACCACCGGCACCGGCGGCGAAAGCGCCCAAGCCCGCGCCCAAGGTGCGGAGCGTAGCGAAGATCAGCAACCCACCGCTCAAGGTGATCCCGGGTCGGAGCAATCTGGCGGCGAAATTAGCGGCGCTCTGAACGCCATCGTCCGTCGTCCGCCCACTGAAACCGCCTCGGGGCAACTGGGGCGGTTTTCTTATGGCTGTGAAAGGTGGGGACCAATTTGCGTGATAGGCAAACACAAGCGGTTGCGATTCTTGCGTGAGGCGCGTAGTTTGGAGTCGAGTTCGGCGCCCTGAGAAAGCGTTCGGCCCGTCCTGCGGGAACAGGAACGGGCCGATTTTGAGGGAATGCCGAGCCGGGATTTCCGGGTCCGGCTCGTAGCGAATGGTCAGCTAGGAAGGCGAGGGCACCTGACCTATTCGCGCGCCATGCAAGTCGTTGATTATCACGCCCTCGCATCCGATGCAACACATTTTGCGGGGGGACATGTCTCACACTCCACAACATATCGTCCGATATCCCACAAGCACACCGTGGGATATGTGGGACGCTTACGTTTACACCCAACGCGAGTATGCGCGCATTGCTGCGGAAATAGCAGAGGAAGATTTGGAGCTCGCTCACTCAAGGACACCGAGCGGGCTCGATAATGCGGTTCGGCACCGCGCGATCTGCGAGCTGTTTGGCCACGATCGCTACAAGGTCGAGATCATCCACACACGGCTGACTGCTGTTTACCGGACCTTGGGGCCGGCGGACTGGTTTGATCGCTCAATCATCGAGGCGGCTAGCCATACACCATTGCAGCCGGACGGCCGCTTTATCCCAAGTCAACTGTTTGACAGAGCCCGTTGGCTTCGCGAGCTGGAGGAGCGCGATGAGTGAGATCGGCTACCTCGGCCACAACGGCATGTCGCGCGACCAGTTCGTGCAGGCTGTTTTGCAGTCAGGTCAGCTGACGAAAATCAGTCAGCATTTGGTGTTGGTGCTTTTTCACTTGGCCGATACGACCACCAACGTTGCGGAAGTCTCTCTCTCTGATCTTGAGCGCATTACCGGCTGGGCCAAGAGCACCATTCTGGACCGCCTATCAGAAATCGACGTGTTCGTCAAAACAACCCTTGGTAAAGGGCGTCGGAAGACGCAATTCGAGCTGCAAGGGCTCATTGCAGAGGCCGTGGAAGAGCTCCGTAGCGTTCGCGTGGCGAACTCTACGGAGCTTAGAGTTCGGGAGGCGAACTCTATGGAGCCTAGAGTTCGGGAGGCGAACTCTACGAGCGATAGAGTTCGTGTGGCGAACTCTACGGCTAGCGTTCGCGTGGCGAACTCTACGGGGCCTAGCGTTCGCCAGACGAACTCTACGGCGAACTCTACGGAACTTAGAGTTCGGGAGGCGAACTCTACGGCGAACTCTGCAAAAGAAAGTTTCCCCCCATACCCCCCTTCAAAGAAAATATATACGCTAGCTAGTCAGAAAGACTCTGGCGGGCTGCCGTTGGAAGGGGGGAGTGTCAAGAAGGGCGTCGAAAGAAACGGTCACGGCTTCATCGTGACGTATGCCGACAATTGCGCGATCACGTTTCCCTACTCGCTCATCAAGATCGCGGCCCGGCAGCTAGGGAAAAAGCCGGAGGATTTGTTTGAGGTCGCGGAAACTGTCTGCGAGGAATGGCGGGCCAAAAATTTCCGCGGCGGGCGAGACAAGAACACTCATTTCATCAACGACCTTGTGAAGCTCGCAACGACGGTCGAACAAGCGATCCGTCAGCGGAGAGAGGCTCAGCAGCAATACGACGACTTCTACGGCCCTCCGACCCCGGAATGGGCCAAGCACGAGTTCGACACGCCGGCCAAGTGGGAGTGACCTATGGCGCTCCGACCGGACGAGCTCTGTGCGGAGAACCACATCACGCTCCGCAGCTACGCTTACGGCAAGCACTACACGACCTGCCCTGAATGTTCGCCGCGCCGGAAGCCGCGCAACCGCAAGAAACCCTGCCTTGGCGTCCTGATCGACCACCTGGGGATCAAATGGGTCTGCCACCACTGCGGCTGGCACGGATACGCCTTTTACGAGGAGCGCAAGAAAGATGGCCGGACTAAGCAACAGCCACGCCGAATGGCTGGAGAAACGGGGGATCGACGTCGAGATTGCCGCGCGCTACGGGGTCACGAGCAAGGGGCCCTGGTTGCTGTTCCCGTACACGGACGGGGGCAAAGTCGTTTACACCAAGCAGCGCAATGTTCTGCGGAAGGACTTCCGGTGCGAGCCAGCCGGGATACCGCAAACACGGCTGTTCAACGAGGATTGCCTGCTAGAGCCCAACGAGGACCGATCGCCACTGATTATCACCGAGGGAGAGATCGACGCGCTGTCCGTGCTCCAGGCGGGCTTTCAGTTCGTGGTGAGCGTGCCCAGCGGGGCGGCGAATACGGCCGCGGGGTGCGCGAGCAAAGTGCGCCGCTGCCTCGCGGAGAACGGTTCTGACGAGAGCGCGGAAACCTACCGCCTCAAGCCTACAATAGCCACCTTCGCGAAGGTCGTCTTGTTGACGGACTGCGACCATGACGGGCTGCTGCTGCGTGAGGCGATGGCCGCGTTTATCGGCCCGGAATACTGCTGGGTGCCGGAGTATCCAGAGGGCTGCAAGGATGCCAACGACGTGTTGCTTAAGCACGGGATCGAGGGTGTCCGGGCGTTGGTCGAGAGGGCGCGTCCTCTGAGGTCTGATGGGTTCCTTCCGTTAACGGAGATCGCCCAGCCGGAGCTGCCACGCACGATGTCAACCGGCTTCACTTTCCTTGACCCCCACATCAAGGTCACACGGCCGGAGTTCATCGTGATTGCCGGCATGTCCGGTGCCGGCAAATCGACCGTCACGCAGGCGATCACGTTTGGGCTATGCTGGACCAACAAGCTCAAGGCGTCGATCTTCAACGGCGAAGGGCACGAGGCCGTTGTGCTCCAACGGGCGCGGCGCTTCTGGCGGGCGATGAACCCGAACGCCAACACCGACGATGAGGCCGTGCAAGCAGTCCGTGATCGCTGGATCCGCAATCACCTCGCCCTAATCAAACCGCCGCAGGATGAGCTACCGACGTTCGAGTGGCTGCTTTGGGCGATGGAGCAACAGGCGCTCAACCGGGATCGGCAGGTGTTCGTCATTGACCCGTGGAATGAGATTATTCACGAGCGCGGCCGTTCCGTCTCCGTCACCGAGTACACGGGCGAGGCGATCATCAAGATGAAGCGACTTGCGGCCCGGCACGGACTTATCCTGATCGTCTCTCACCACATCAGGAAGCCGGACCAGAAGAACGACGTGCCGAGCATGTACGACATCGCGGACTCGGCGCACTGGTACAACAAGGCGGATCACGGGATCATCGTTCATCGGCCTGACCCTGCCGAGAACAAGACGCTTCTCCACATCGCCAAGTCGAAGGATCACGAGTTCATGGGGCGTCCCGGCAAGGTGTGGGTGGCGATGCAGAAGTCGCCATTCACGCTGCGGCAGGTCGCCGGGCCGGACGGCAGCGCACCTTCCCCCGAGAGTAGCGACACTCCGCCTGAGGATTATGGGCAACACCTGAGCGATCCGCCGTTCGGGCTCCCGAACTGAATTGACCGAGTCAAATTTTTGCGTATGGTGCAAATCAATCTGCCCATGTGTGTTGTGTAGGGCGCAACCGCAGGGGCATTCCCGGTGAAGCGATCCGTCAGCAACGACTTCTGCCCGCGTGTTGAGCCACGGCTGTTGGATAAGGACGTCGTACGTGTGCGGTACATCCGCACCGTGCGATTGCCCGAGGCTGAACGCAGGAGTCTGGGGCTTCAAGAGGGCGTCGGCTACACCGAGCAAGACCTTCTCCGCGCCCGCTTTTACCGGGCGATGGAACAACTGATTGCCCGAGAGCTGCGGGAGGCGAAGCTGACGCCCTTACAGCAGATTGGCTTTGAGGGGCGGGCGCCACGGGTCGAATATCATCCGCTGCCGCTAGAGAACCCGAACCGGAAATATCCGCGCAACGTCAACGCCTCTCCGCTTGATCAGCTCTTTTTTAAGGCAAAAAAGAAGATCGAGCTCTGGCAGTGGTTTGCCGGCAAGCGGTTTGAGTACGACTGGCGCCGCAGCCGCTCGGATGGCCCGGTCACGGTCAATTACGATCCGCTGGCTTTATTCGCGACAGACAGCGCCAAACCGAAACGGCACGAGGGGGATCGTGTTGTCACGTTCCGTCCGCGCGGTAGACGCCGCGTAATGAGCGCGCCGACGGTAGATGATACCCGGCTTGATGCAATTGCTCGCCTTGGCCGTTTGGCCGCAGAAATCAGCAATACGGGCTTCTGGTTGCTCGAGCACGTGATTGGCCACGAGTGGCCGTTGAAAGTGGTCGCCGCGCGGCTGGGGGTGGATGAACGCTACGTGAGCGAGCGGTTCCGCGAGGCACTGACGGAAGCTGCCGGCTTCTATCGGCTTGGGCCAAGCCTTGCGCGTCTCCGCAGCGCGCCAGACCAGAGCCTTGGCTGTAGTACGGCCCGCAATAAGCGGGAAGAGGGGAGGGCACCGTGAAACGGGAGATCGATGCTTTGCTCGGGGCGTGGTCGCGGGAGATAGCGGCCGAAACAGAGCTTGCTCGCGTCGTTGCGCACGCCCTCAACCGGGCGGCGGATCGCCGGGAGGAGATGATCGCGGAGATAATGCGGGCGCTAACGGCGTTGAGGGGAGAACGGCCGGCGGAACCGGAGATGGACCGCATTGAGCGGCTGGCGCGGGAGATGTTCAATTATCGGGGGCAGATGCAATGATGGACCCGAGTGTCCGCCCGCGATTGAGGAAATGGCGGCTTAGTGCCTGCGTCTGGTGCGGACAAAAGGAAGGCCCGCGGTTTACGCCGCGGGCCTTCCTGCACTTACGCACCCGGGAAGCTCACAACGTTGTCGTTGGCTACCCGGCGTGTAGGCGCTACCCGCTTGGTGCGAGGCACGCGGGGTTCGCGTCGGGCCGGTTTCTTCGCCGGCCGCTTCGCAGCGGCCTTCCGCTTCGGCCTCCGCTGCATGAGCGCCCCAGCGCCAACGCCTATGAAGCCGAGCCCGCCGAGGTACATGACCAGCGGCAGAAGCATGGGTTGCACAAGCGCAGTGGCATTGGCGACCGTGGCCTCCGGCAAGGTCGGAAAAATCAACATCACCGATGCGGCCAGGGTGTCAACCGTGCGCGGCGCGCCGGCGGCCATGACGTCCGCCTCGGCCTGACGGATACGCTCGCGCGCTGCATCTGCCTTGGCTTCCCAGGCCTTGCACTTGGGGCCGCACCCGCCATCGGCGCGCTCCCTTGCGGCCTCGTCCTCGGCCTTGGCGAGATCCGCCTTGGCTTGGGCGAGACGATCGCGAGCGAGTTCCCCCGCGGTGTTAGCCGTCCGCCGCTCAGCGAGCTGGGCCGCGCGGCCTTGGCCGGTGCGGTCAAGCGTAGCCGACAGGCTGAACGCCGATGCTGCGATAAGGACCGCCACAAGGATGATCGCCTCGAAGCGATGCCCGCTTCGCCAAGCAAGCCTCGCACCCGGCAGGGCAAGCATGGCCGCGACGCTAACGGCCGGAATGGCGGCCACTAGGGATGTGATCCGCCCGCCCTCGGCTTGCAGCATGAACTCGAAGTTAGACCACGTGTCCGTGCCGGCAAGCGCGACGCCGGTAGCAATCATGCCGATTGCCAGCGGCGCCGGGATGGTGTAATCATGGGTTCTTGAGGTCATCTTTGTGCTCCATTGATGGCTGCGACGAGCCCGGCGAGGTGCACCACCACCGCTTAAGCCGGGCTCGTTTGATTCTGGACTGACGGGGCCTCGTCAGGCGCCGCATCACGGCGCGCCGTCGCCCTAAGGCTGGGTTTCGGCCGTGGCGGGCCTTGCGGTCACAGACGGGCGATGATGGCATCAAAGCCAATCGAGCCCGAAGTCACCTTAAAGCCAAGCCGCTTTAGAACTTCGTGCGCCACATCGTCGACCGGATCATCGGCCTTGATGATGCGGCCGCCGTCCTCGACGCAGATATCGAGCGCCAGACTGCGGCATTGCTCGGCGGTGATCTTGATTTCCAAGTCGCGTGCTTGGTGCCATTCCTTGATGTGCCCCCAAGCAATCTCGCCAGACGTAGAGGCAATTTCGAGGTTGTCGGGGTCATCCCGAAACTTGCTTAGCTTCATCGTTTTTCCCTTCCTTTGCGCTTGCGGTGGCGCACAAGCTGTGTATCATGGCGCCGAGTTCATCCTCCACTGGATGGCTGCTCGGCAACCCAGGCGAGGTGCACCACCACCGTTTTAGCCTGGGTTGTTTGCGTTTGGGATCACTGCCGAACAAGCGGCCTGCGCGCTCGGGAATAGGCCGTCAACGGCCAAACCCTCCGTTATCAGCACATATCCGCCGGTCACTGAGTAAACCGCCCATCCCGCGCGGCGATCTTCGACCACGAGGCGAGCTCTTGGGTCGCAATTTGCGGGATGCTGGCGAATAGGGATGAGCTTCCGCATTTGCTGTGCTCCATATCCGAGAGGCTGCTCGTTCAGCCCGACAGCACCACCTGCCGGGGACGGAGGGCTAAGACAGCCTTCCGTTTCGCTTCCTCGGTTCGCCTGGGGCCTTCGGGCCTGCCTCTCAAGATCCTTTCCGCTGCAAGCTCCCTTCGGAGCGTTCGGGAGGTCTCTTGAGCCTTCCCAGGTCGGGGTCGTCCCCTGTTGTCTGTCTTCTATATAGTAGCAATTTGCTACCAAGTAAAGCAAAAAAAAGAGGCTCGCTGTTTTTTTTAGGTAGAGACAGAATTATCTTATTGTTGATCTGTGTGTGTAGGCAGGCTACGAAGCCTGAGCGGCCAGCGATTTACAGGACAAATCTCCATGAACTCAAGAACAACGACAGTATAGGTAGGCCAGCCTGTCCTCTCCCATCTGAACATTTCTTTTTCGTTGCAGCCGAATATTGCGGCCATCTTTTGCGCTAGCCGATCCGGACCTAGTACGCGCTCGAAGCGCCGCCGAATATCGCTTGTGGGCTTTACAGTGCGATCTGTCATGGTTCACCTATTGCATGTCATGCAACAATGCGTAGTAGCAAAATGCAACCAAGGTCAAGAGGTCTCCGATGCGTATGGTCGCGATCGTATGTGCGCTGATCTGGGCGGGCGTGATGCCGGCGGCAGCGCAGGCGCAATCGGCCGTGGTTATCAAGTACGACGCCTGGGCTTGCCGGACGCGCGAGGATTACCATGCGGTCAATCGACTCGCCGCGAGCGGTGATCGCGAGGGCGCGATTGCCCTATATCGACAGCAGGTCATGTTTGGCGCCTGCATTCCGCTGCAATTCGGAGAGCGGCTGATTGTCGAGGAGAGGCCCTGGTTCTCTGGCATGGTGAAGGCCCGCCGTCTCGGTGACACGCGCTCCCTCTGGACGGCTGAGGATTTCGTGCGGATGGACTGATGCGCTGGGGCTCAACTTTGGCCGCGGCGCTTGCGGCCATCGTCGTTATCGATGGCGACACGATCGAACTCGACGGCACGCGTTGGCGGCTGATGGGCTACGACACCCCAGAGACCGTACACGCGCAATGCGATGCCGAGCGCGCATTGGGGCGAATCGCTGCGAAGCGATTGCGCGAGCTGGTCAGTGACGGGCAGGTGATGATCCGCGCGAATCGGCGTGCGACTGATCGGTATGGCCGGCGGTTGGGTTGGCTCTTTGTGAACGGAGAGGATGTGGGGAAAATCTTGATCCGCGAGGGGATGGCCCGTCCTTACGATGGCCGCTCCAAACGCAAGAACTGGTGCGCAAAAAATTAGCCCGCGCCGAAGGATAACGCGGGCGTTTGGGTCTCCCACGGTAAGGTGAAGCGGCTCTATTTCATGGCTACCTCCTGGGTTGCGAGGAGTGACCGATTTGCTCGTCACGCAACGAAAGTACCATACAGAAGCTTTCGCGTAACGCAAACAGCGCTTGACAAACCGCCATTGATCGATCACAAAAACGCCAAACTCGCGTAGAGTCGCTACAAGGCGAGACAGTCAGCCAGCGGCGATCTGGCGAGCCCTAGTGACCAAACTCACCTTGCATCGGCAGGCAGCGCGCGGACGGGTGCGGGGGACTAAGGGTGCCCGCGCCGGGCGGGCGAAGACCCGGCACTATTTCTTGTGGGAGCACCCCTATCGAGGCAGACCGGGCCGGAGTGAAACTCCGGCCCATTTCTTTTCTCGACAAGCCATCACTGAACAACGGTCACACGGAGAAGCCCATGGGCGATGTCATCGCCATAAGCGGCAAGCCTGCGGCGTGTGCGGGGCAACCGAACGAACACGTTATCAAGTTGCTGGAGGATGCTCTTGAGCAGGCGCGCGCAGGTCACGTTCAGCAGATTGCCATAGTTTGGCTCGATCCGCAGGGCGTTCCGTCAGACGCCTATGCTCCCGGCGGGGCGACCTATGAGGTATTTCCACTAATTGGCGCCTTGGAGGTTTGCAAGGCGACGCTGGTGCAGCAGATGCTCGTCGCCGAGCCTGCCTAACGAAAGGAGAGTCCCGAGATGGGATGCCGTTGTGCTGAGCGCGCTGCGCTCATTCTGAAAGCCTCACGCGATCTGCGTCAGGGGCAACTGCAATCGGCCGCCCGTACCGGGCGCCTGATCGTCTCGTCCGTGAAAACCGATGCCGCGCGCGCTGCGCGCCTCGCAATGGAGCGCGCACGTCTCACGATCAAGCGGTGAAAAACGGACATGTCCTCCATCAGATCCCGCATGGCGGCGATCCCGGCCGATGATCCGGCGGTATTCGCCGACGCCATAACACGCACGTCGCGCCTCCCTGGCGATTATCGAGCGACAGCCCGAGAGCTGGACAGGATACGGCGCGGGTATGGCGCGGCCGGCGTGGGCGTCAGCGTCCAGATCGACCTCGCCAAGCTGAAACGCTGGCTTGAGTTGGTGGACATCAAGTCGGGCAACACGGCGATTTATCGCGGCATCAATGAGGGCATTGACCGGCTCTATACGATCTTGAAGCGCGAGGTGCAGAAGTGGATGGGCATTCGCGTGCAGGAGCGCGCAAGTAGAGGCTTCCGCAAGCAGAAAGCCTATGCCGGCCGGCTTGAGGGACGTCTGATCGTCAAGGACGAATACACGGTCATCACGGCCGAGTACTACGGCGCGACCTGGGATCGCTCAATGCCGGGCGTGCAGCACCGCGCCTGGAACCGGCCGACCGTGGCCGAGGGCGCTTTCATGGCCCCAGGCTATATGCCGGCTTTCCGGCGCGTAGGGCCAAAACGCTTGCCGATCGTCACCCTCTTTGGCCCGAACCCGGCGCGCGAGATTGAAAGACACGAAAAGGAAGTCAACGAGCACGTTGACCGTGTGACCGTGCAATACGTCATGCCGGAGATCACGCGGCAGATCAAACGCGAATTCGAGGCGCGGAAACGCCAACTCGGTCTGTAGTAGCGGCAGACAGCAGACCGGAAACAATTCAGCAAATTGACGGGGCCTTGGGGCAAGTTTTCGGGCAGAAGTTGCCGCCAAGTCCGCAAGTATTTCACAAGAAAATCGGCGAAAACTGCGCGAACACGCGCGCAAAATAAAGATGCTTTCAGCAGGTAATCTAACATCTAGTGGGAAAAGGTACTGCCGGGGAGGGTCGATCTACTGCGGGCCAAGCGCAGCCCCGATAGATTTCTAGCTACATGTTGGAAAATCACGGATGCTGTTGCTTCGATCTGCGGATGAGTTGGACTGGTCGTTGGTCAGTCAACTCGCCTCCCTGGTGTGGGGGAACATCAGCCTTTGGGGCCTGCTAGCCTTTCTGGCCCTCTTACCGTTCCTGCTTTGGGCGTGGTGGCGGGCCGTGAGCGACCGTTGACGAAAATTTGCATTGCGCCCATAACTTGCATGACGTGCAAAAGAGGCAGGTTATGGGTGAGCTGTTGACGCGAAGGGAGCTTGCTGCCCGCCTCGGTGTATCGCGTCAGCGGGTGGAAAAGCTCATCAATCAGGGCAGGCTTCTGGAGCGGGACGGACTGATCGACTTCGACCATGCCCGCGCGGTGTGGGAGGGGATGAGGCCTGACTATCGCAGCCGGTCGAAGGTTCTTTCGGGGCAGCAGGATGGCGGGACAGAATCCGGTGCCGCTCCGAACGTCGTCTCGTTGGAAGATCAGCGGCTGTTCAATCAGGCGCGTGCCCGCCGGGAGATGCTGAAAGCTCAGACGGCGGAGCTGGAATACAAGCGTCTGGCTGGGCGGCTTGTGGAGCGAGAGCGCGTCCAGGCTGAGAGCTATGCGGCGGCGCGGCTGCTCGATCAGAAGCTCTCGCAGATACCGAGACAGATCGGGCCGCAGTGCGCGGTTATCACCGACCCCAGCGAATGCGAGCAGTTGATCGCCGATGCCATCAACGGGGCGCTGGAGGAGTTCAAGAATGCTCTCGCAGCCCTCTGATGGTGCGGGTGTTATCCGCGGCCTCCTGCTGGGGCTGCAACGCCCCGAGTTTTTGTCCGTCAGCCAGTGGGCTGAACGCGAGTTCGTGTTGTCGCCGGAAGGATCGGCGGAGCCGGGCCGGTACTATATCAGCCGGGCCGAGTTCCAGCGCGGGATTTTGGATGCGTTCAGTGATCCCGGCGTCAGAGAGATCGTCCTGCAAACGAGCGCGCAGGTCGGCAAGACGACGGCGCTGCTGATCGCGATTGGCTACACCGCCTCGCGTGCCCCGGCGCCGATGCTGATGATCGAGCCGACGCTGGAAATGGCTGAGGCGTTCGTGAAGGAACGCCTTGAGCCTGCGATCCGAGACGTTCCGGCCATGGCTCGCGTCTTCCCGCCGGAGAAAAGCCGCAGCTCGCGAAACACGATGCGGCACAAGAAATTCCCTGGGGGCTTCCTCGCGATTGCGGGCGCAAACAGCCCGACGTCGCTCCGCATGCGGGCCATCAAGATCGTGCTTGCGGATGAGGTTGACGCCTACCCCGCCAGCGCGGGTAATGAGGGCGATCCGGTGGAGTTGGCGCGGCAGCGGACGCAGACGTTCTATGACGCCAAGCTGGTGGCGGCGTCCACGCCGACGCACAAGGGCTCCTCGAAAATCAATCGCATGTTCGAGGAGAGCGATAAACGTTATTTCATGGTGCCGTGCCCTGAGTGCTCGACCTTCCAGCGGCTCGTGTGGGAGCAGGTGCGCTGGACCAAGGGAGACCCCGATAGTGCCTATTACGAGTGCCCGCATTGCGGCTGCCCGATGGAGGATCACGAGATTAAGCGGGCGGTACGGTACGGGCACTGGAAAGCGACCGCGCCGTTCAGCGGCCGCGCTGGTTTCCACATCTCCGCGTTGTACTCCCCCTGGCGCCGGCTCCCCGAATTGGTCGCCATGTACGAGCGCGCGGTCGGCTTTACGGACCGGATGCAGGCGTTCGTCAACAACGTGCTTGGCGAGGTCTGGGAAGGTGAGGTCTCTGGAACGGTGGAGGCCAAACAGCTCTATGAGCGGCGCGAGCCCATCCCGCCGCGAACGGTGCCAGAGCACGCCGGATTGCTGACGGCCGGCGTGGACGTACAACACGACCGTCTGGAAGTGCAGGTATCCGCGTGGGGCATCGAAGACGAGCGGTGGCTGTTGGAGCACGTGCAAATCTTCGGCGATCCGAACGGACCTCTGCCGTGGCAGCAGCTTGAAGAGTACCTGCTACAACCTTGGGAACATGCCGGGGCTGGCGGTCACGAGCTGCCCATAGAGGTCGTGGCCATCGACAGTGGTGGTTGGCATACGCAGAGGGTCTATGATTTTTGCGCCAAGCACATTCTGGCTGGGCGCCTGTGGTGGCCGATAAAGGGCATCTCGGGATGGGGTAAGCCGATCTGGAAGCGGTCGAACATCGCTCTCAAGGGCGGTGTCCGTCTGTTTCTCGTCGGCGTAGACGACGCAAAGGCGAGTGTCTATGCGTCGCTCGCGGTTGATAAGCCGGGGCCTGGGTACGTCCACATTCCCGACACCTGGGACATGGAGCGGCTGGAACGGTTGACCGTCGAGAAGGTTCGCACGACCACGGACCAACGCGGGTTCGTGCGGCGTGAGTGGTTCAAGCCGGAAGGCGCGCGCAACGAAGAGTTCGACTGCGCAGTTTACGCGCTCGCGGCTAGAAAGAGCGTGCAAGTCGATATGGCCGCTCGCCTTGAGTACCTGAACAAGCCGCCCGCGCCCGCTATCGACGGCGCGGCCATCGCGAGAATGTTCGCCCGATGAGCAAGATCACGGAAATCTCGATCGACGCCGGGGCCGTGTCGTCATGCCGGCAGCTCTTGGTCGATCTCTTCAATGCTTACACCAAGCTCGTGGCCGGGCAGGCGCGTGTGCGGGTCAGGTATGGCGACCGATGGACGGAGTACGAGCCCGGCAAGGCCACACAACTGCTCGCCCTATACAACACAATCTATGCGCAGTGCCCTGACACCGAGGGGCTGCCAGACCTTGACCCCGGTCGGCGCGTCAAGCGCGGCCCTCCTGCCCGACTTCGCATCTACTGAGGCCGTGAGATGAGTGAAGCCACTAGCGGGAAGCTCGATTTCTGGCAGCGGCCACGAGAGGCGCTGGTGTGGGCGCCCCCGGTCCGGTCAGCCGAGGCGGATCATCACCCGCAGCGTCGGGCTGTTGCGATAGGGCGGGCGCGTGAGGCCTCGATAGAGCAGGCCTACGGCGCAAACGCACTTCGTATCCACCGGGATGCGGTTGTCGGCGTCAATTTTCGGCTCAACCTGCGGCCCGATGCCGAGCTGCTGGGGATGGAGCCGAAGGGGGTCGCGGAGTGGGCCAGGTTAGTGGAGCGCGAATGGGAAGCATACGCGAACGGAACCACGTTCGATGCTGACGCTCAGCGCCGACAAACGTTCACCTTCCTGATGCACACAGCCTACGCGAGCCTGCTGACATCGGGCGAGGCGCTGGGACTTGTGAAATGGAAGGAGTCGCTCGGCGGATCGTTCACCTGCCTGCACTTGATCGAGCCCGAGCGGCTTAGCCAGCCGCGAGGGGAGCCGGAGCGGCCAACGTTCCAACGCGGGATTGAAACCGACGAGGACGGCGCACCGATCGCCTATCACATTCGGGAGCGGCACCCGGCAGACGGTCTGGTCGATAGCGCCCCGGTCGATAAGTGGACGCGCGTTCCACGGACAACGCCGTGGGGACGGCCGATCGTACTACATATGTACGATCATTTCCGGCCCGATATGCGGCGCGGCATCTCGGCATTTCTGTCGGCGCTCCCACTGCTCAAAATGGTGGAGGAGCACGATAACGCGGAGTTGCAGGCGGCGATCATCCAGGCCGGGTTCGCGGCCGTCATCAAGACGGAGCTGGATTACAAGGACGCGATGGGCGTCCTCGGAGCCCGTCCTGATGGGGCCGTCAACAGCCGTGCGGAGCATGTGCTTGCGTACATGCAGGGCATTGCCCCGTACCACAAGGANATGGGGCTAACCGTCAACGGCTCCGGCGTGGCTCATCTGCTGCCGGGCGAAAGCCTGGAAATCGTCAAGCCGGCGCATCCGGGCCTCGCGTTTGAAGCATTCCAGGGCGCACTCGTGCGTAAGCTCGCGGCGGCGCTGGGCACGTCGGCAGAGAGCCTGTCGCGCGACTTCTCGCGAGCCTCCTATGCGTCCGCGCGGATGTCGCTCCTCGACATCTGGCGGCATTTCCTCCGAATGCGCGCCATGCTCATCACGCAGTTCGCAATGCCGTTCTTCGGCGCGTGGCTGGAAGAGCAGATCGACAGTGGGCGCATCCCGCTCCCTGATGGCCGCATTGGTACGTTGGAGGACTTTTTGCGGCTGCGGCCGGCGCTCGTGCGCGGAACCTTTCATAGCTGGGGTATGCCGCAAGTCGATCCAATCAAGGAGCGTAAGGGGCAAGAGCTGGCACTTGCGGCCGGGCTTACGACGCTGGCCGACGAGGCAGCGGCGGAGGGCAAGGATTGGGAAGACATCATGGAGCAACGCAGGCGCGAGGCGGAATACGCCGCGGAGCTTGGATTGCCCAATCCCTATCCCGATCCGGCGTCAGTCAATGCCGAAGTGACGCTTGGTGAAGACATCGGGGAAACGGGCGCTGCGGATCGCGCCTAAGAGACGGCTGGCCTTATCGTGTCTGCCCTCCGCGATCTGGCCGGCTGAGGCGCCCGCCCTCGCTGCTCCCCGTTGCCCGTAGGGCGGGCGCCACCTTAGCACTTGGGAGACCATCATGCACCACCTGCCACGGCTGGCGAGCCGGCTGTTCAATCGGCCGCTGCTCGCAACGCCGCATTATGCGCAAGTGATCGCGTCGGTGCTGGCGCCCCGCATAGGCGTTCAAGCGCCGCTATCGCCGGCAGAGTATGGCGTGACGGAGCGGCCTGAACGGCTGCCAATGCTGACGCAGGCCGGTGTGTATGTTCTGCCCGTTACCGGTGGCCTCATCCATCGCGGCGACCGGGTAGACGCGATGTCGGGCTTGACGGCGTATACATACCTCGAAAACGAGCTGAAGGCGGCGCTCGATAGCCGCGAAGTGAAGGCGATCCTGCTCGATATTGACAGCCCCGGAGGCGAGGCCGGCGGCGCTTTCGAGCTGGCAGACTCCATCCTGACCGCGCGCAAGATCAAGCCAATATGGGCGATCGCTAACACGCTGGCGTGCTCCGGCGCCTATCTCGTCGGGTGTAGTGCGGAGCGGTTCTTTGCGACGGTTTCAGCCCAGGTCGGATCAATCGGCGTTGTGACCATGCACGTCGATATGAGCGGCGCGCTCGAGAAGCGCGGGCTCGTCACGACGCTGATCTATGCCGGCCGGCACAAGGTTGATGGCAACCCATACGAGCCGCTGCCTGATGACGTGAGGGCCGACATTCAGGCGTCGGTGGATGAAACCTACCGGCTCTTTGTGGAACAGGTCGCCGCGCGGCGGCCCCTGACAGCGGATCAAGTACGAGCCACGGAAGCCCGCGTATACCACGCCGAAGCGGCGGTAGAATTGGGGCTCGTGGATCGCGTTGCGAGCTTCCAGGCGGTGTTGGCTGAGCTGGAAGCGGAAGTGCAGCCGGCGCTCGTGCAGGGCGCCTCACCATCTGCAAGAGGATTGTTGATGACGACGCAGACCACTGAAAGCCCTGCGCCCGCACAAGCGCAGGTCGAGGCTCTCTCTGCTGCGGAGCGGCAGCGGATCGAGGAAGAGGCATTTACTCGCGGCTACGTGCAAGGCCGCGCGGATGCTGCGGATATTCTTCTCTCGGCCGAAGCGGAAGGCCGTGAGAAAGCCGCCGCTCAGATCGCGCGCAATGCGAAGATAGGAAAGCAGGAGGCGATCGAGCTTCTGACCTCTCTTCCGAAAGAGGAAGCCACGAAACAGGGCGGGTTCCTGAACCGCCTCATGAGCCAACCCGGCAATAACCCGCAGGTGACCGCGGGCGGTGGGGAGACGGATCCCCAGGAGGAGCGCCGGAAGCAGCTCCGGCAGACCATGCAGGCCGTGAACCTCAAATATCGGAGGCAGTAACCTATGGGCAGCACGATTCCGCATCCCGCTTCGGGCGGGCCTGTCGGCGCCTATATCGACAACCCGCTTATCCTTCCCGGCAAGCCCATTGTGACCGCCCCGGTTACGATCGCCGGAAATCAGCAGCTCAAGGCCGGGTCCGTGCTCGGGGTTGTGACCGCCACGGGCAAGTACAAGCTCAGCGCGACCAATGCGAACGACGGTTCCGAAGTGCCGATCGCCGTGCTGGGCGAAGACTTGGACACCAGCAGCGGTGACAGAGTCTTCCCGGTCATCGTCGAGGGGTATCTGAACGAAGACGCCCTGGTGCTCGGCGAAAATCACACCCCCGACACGGTGCGCCTCGCGCTCCGCAAGGTGGGCATCCACATCCGCAAAATGAGCTATTCGGGCTAAAGGGGGCCACCGATCAATGCCTGGAATCGAGCAATTCCGTTACGAGACGTGGGAGTTGGATGAGATGGTTCGGGCCATTGAGCGTCCGAACCCGTTCCTCCTACGCATGTTCTTCCCCAACGTTCGCGAAATGGAGGCGGCCTCCATTGAGTTCGACGTTGTGGAAGGTGGGCGCCGGCTTGCGCCGTTCGTTTCACCGAAGGTGCAGGGTAAGCCCATGCGTTCGCGTGGCTATAAGACCATGCACTTCCGCCCGGCTTACATTAAGCCCAAAACGCTGGTCACTCCTGATCAGGGTTTTGCGCGTCGCCCAGGTGAGCCTTACGGCGGGCAGTTGTCGCCCCGGCAACGTATCGATCGGTTGGTGGCCGAGGCATTGGCCGAACATGACGAGATGATTACCAATCGTCTCGAAGCGATGGCTGCTGAGGCGCTCACGACGGGTTCGATCACGGTAGCGGGCGAAGACTACCCGACGGTGGTCGTCGAGTTCGGCCAAAACGCGAATCTGCGGAAAGAACTGGAAAGCGGCGACCAGTGGGATCAGTCCGACGCCGATCCGTTGGCGGACATCGAGGAATTGGCCCTCGATATTCGGCAGTACAGCTACGGCGCCGTGGCCGATACGGTCGTCATGGACGGTAAGGCCTGGAATTTGCTGCGGCAGCGGATCGCCAGCAGCGCCGACCTCAAGGTGCAATTCGATAATTCTCTCCGTCTAGGGTCATCGTCAGCGGAGCTTGGCCCGCGTAACGATGTAGACGGAGAGTTTGTTGGGCGCCTCGCTGGGCGGTTCGACGTCTACGTTTACGACGGCACTTACGAGGACGAAAACGGCGAAGCCCGGAAGTACATACCGGATTACCACGTCATTGTGGGGTCGCGGGCCGGTGTGCAGGGTACGCAATACTTCGGGGCCATATTGGATATAGAGGCTGGCCTTGTGCCGAGCCGGCATTATCCGAAGACGAATGTGCTGTTCGACCCGTCCGCCATCGAAGTGCTGTCGCAGTCGGCTCCGCTCGTCGCGCCGAAGCGGCCGAACGCGGTAGGCTGTCTGGTCGTCAAGACTTAGAGCAGCGGCGAAGGTGGCCAGTAACGCCGGCTAGGGCGAAGTGAGTTAGGGAGCGCCCCTCTCTGCCTCGCGCGGAGAGGGGCGAATTGTTTCACGCAGAACGTTTTCTCAGGAGATCGCGACATGGAAACCATTACGGTGGCTGCCGGTAAGGTCGTGACCGTTGGCAGCGCGGGTTATGTGAACGTGGCCAAGGGCGGCGAAACGATCAGGGTGCCGAAGTTCTTCGCAACGCAGCTCAAGCGTGACGGCATAGCTGAGGCATAGGAGGAAGAGGGAGAGCAAGAGGGCAGACCCCATGAAGGTGGAATTTCTCAAATCCGTGATTTTAAGGCCCGATCCGAAGAGCCGCGAAAAGCTGAACGCGAAGATCGGCGCCATACACGAGGTTGCGGATGACGTCGCGGAGCGCCTATTTGCTCGAGGCCTCGCGGTTCCGGCTCGTCGCGATGCGGAGGTAGGTGCGGAGCCCGTGCAGCACGTTACGCCGCCTCTGCCAGTGAAGCAGCAGCCGGCGCCGAAAGTGCAGTCGGCGCGGACGGTCGCAACCCGTGTGAAGACGGCCGGGCCGTTGGCGGTGCAGCCGGTTGAAGCCCCGGTCGCAGAAGGAGGCGGGCTCGCGGAGAAATTGTCGGGATGAGTTTCGGCCGGCCATTTCCCAACTTGGGGAAATGGTCAGCCGTCCGAGGCTCGCTGGCGGTACGTCACCGTTAGCGGGCGCCCTCCTTGGGCGTTTCCTCCCTAGACTTGGACCGCTCGGGAACCCGGGCGGTCCCTTTTTCGTTGGGGGCGCGGGATAAATGAGCTGGTTCCAGGCTTTTGCCGACATGGACGCCGAATTGCTGGATGAGTATGGCGAACGTGTGCGGCACATTCCGACCAAGCGCGCGGTCAACGCCCGAGTAGAGGCGGATCCCGCAAAGGCCGCCTATGAGCTGATCGGAATCTTCGAGTGGCAGCAGTTGCGGCTCGAAATTCTCAAAGGCGAGACGAGAACGAAAGCTCCGCCTGCAGCCTTTTATTCATCGCGCAATCCGGTCCTCGGTGTGCGGCGTGAGGCGCTGCGATACGAGGTCCAGGAAGGCGACATTTTCGAGCTCGTCGATCGCGGGCTCGCTTTCGAGGTCATTGATCCGCAGCCCGACGGTACGGGCTGGGTGTTTATTCAACTCAATCAGCGTGGCCGGCATATCCAGGCGGGATTGGCGCCATGAGCCTGCAACGGTTGCTGCTGCGTGCCGCATTCGTGCGCGCGTTGTCCAATGGCGGATCGCCGCCGTATCCGACCATAGCCGAGGATCGCGTTTACGACTCTCGTTTTGGCGACATTCAGACCGCCGATGCGCAATCCATGTTGCCGGTCATCGCGGTTTATACCGACGCAGATGAACGGGAGTTGCGGGACCGTGGCGATGCGTATGGGGCCTTTGATCGGAGGATCGACGTCGCGCTAGAAATAGCCATCGGGACGTGGAGCCAGGAGAGCGGCGCGTTCGGCCTTCCGCAGACAGACCCGGAGCTTGAGGCACTGCTGGACATTCTGGAAACGCAGATATGGCGAACGATTTATTCGGACACGCCAGCAGCTCGCGTCCTACGGAAGATGCTCAAGAGCATCGAGTCCTGGGATTCTATTCCGGGGCGCACGTCGGACGGCAATAACAAGGTGTCGGCACGAAAGATCACGCTGCGCTGCTGTGTGCACGACGACTGCCGTCCGATCACGAGCTACCCTGAGCCAGCGTTCGATGCAGTGCAGGCCATTCAGGAGAGTGCGCCCTACCTGCAATCGCTGCTTCAGGACATTGAAAATGCCCCGGTGCTTGCGAGCGTGAAAGCGATGTTCGCCGCGATGAAGAACCCGCAAGCGCCACCAGGACAGGGTGTCCTCGAAAGGATCGGCGTGAAAGTTGATTTGGTGAAGCCGGAGACGGGCGCGCCGGATGGTGAGCCTGACGTTGAGGCGGAGTGGACAAACCCAGCAGGGGACAACTGATGCTGAAACCCATCTACGTCGTACCAGCGCCGGACGCGCTCGTGCGTGACCCGGATCGCGACTATCAGCCGGTTCCGGCGGAAGGGTGTTACGTCAACCCGAGCCCGTATTGGAAGCGGCAAATCAGTGTTGGCTCCGTGACGGTAAGAAAGGGACCGCCACCGGCCGCAGTATCCGCACCCGAGCAAGCCCGGGGGCCAAAGAAAACCGCGAAGAAATGAGGTGATCGACGATGCCGGTCCAGTTCAACGCAATTCCTGATGGCGGCACCCTCCGGGTGCCTTTGTTTTATGCGGAGCTGAATGCGGCTCAAACGCCGTATCAGTCTATCTCCCGGCTCGGCCTTATCGGGCAGATGTTGGCCACCGGGTCAGCGACGCCCAATGTGCCGGTGCAGGTTACGGGCAATGAGGATGCCTTGTTCGGTCAGGGGTCCATGCTCGCGGCGATGTGCAAGATCGCGCGCCGCAACGCGCCGTTCCAGGAGATTTGGGCGCTTCCTGTTGCGGATGATGACGCTGGTACAGCGGCGGCGGGGAGCATTAAGGTTGAGAGCGGCCCGCCGCAATCCGGCACGCTGACCGTCTACATCGCGGGGCGGCGTGTCCGCATTGGCGTTACGACCGCTGACAATGCGACCGCCGTGGCGACGCGGTTAGCTGGAGCGATCAATGCCAACGCGGACTTGCCTGTGACGGCGACGGTCAACAGCGACACGGTGACGGTCACGGCCCGCCATAAGGGTGTGCAGGGCAACTTCATCCGTATTGAAACGGATTATTACGGCGATGAGGGGCCGCTTGCGGCGGAGATGCTGACCATCACGCCGATGGCCAACGGCTCGGGTGATCCCAAAATCGACGATGTGCTCGCGGCGATGGGTGATGACGAGTTCGACTGGCTTGCTGGTCCGTATACGGACGCCACGAACCTTGGCTATATCGACGCGCTGTTGAACGGGGTCTCAGGCCGCTGGTCGCCGTATCATCAGCTCTACGGCCACTACATCACGGCCAAGGAGGACACGCAGGCCAACCTCAGCTCCTTCGGCAACGGCCTGAACAGCCCGTGGACGTCGGTGATGGGCTATTACCAGAGCCCGACACCGCCGTGGGAGTGGGCAGCAGCGCTCGCTGCGGTGTGCGCGGCTCATCTCTCGTCAGCGCCGGAGCTGTCGCGTCCGCTGCACACGTTGGAGCTGTTGGGTGTGCTGCCGCCGAAGAACCGTATGGCGCGGTTCGATCGCCAGCAGCGCAACAGCCTGCTGTTCGACGGCATCAGCACCTACTACGTCGACTCGGCGGGGCAGGTGCGGATCGAGCGGGTCATCACGACCTACCAGAAGAATGTTTGGGGCGATCCCGATGCGTCGTGGCTGGATATCGAGACCAGAGCGCAGGCGGTCTACGCAATCCGCTATCTCCGGGCCAAGGTCACGGGCACCTGGGGCCGCGCGGCGCTCCGTGACGACAATCCGTTCGGGGTCATGGGTGTCGCAACGCCTGCGGACATTCGCGATACCATCGTGCATGGCTATCGCGAGCTGAGCGCGCTCAACGTGGTCGAAAATGAAGACCTCTTTGAGCAACTGCTCGTCGTCGAGCGCAACGCGATCGATGCGAACCGTGTGGACGTTTACTTGCCGGCGGATCACGTCAACCAGCTTCGCATCATCGCGGTGAACGCGACCTCATTCCTCCAGTATCCGAGCCAGGTCTAACAGGAGGCCCTGAACAATGGACTGCTGTGACAACAGCGGCGGGCGCGTTGTGTTGACGATCAACGGCCGCCGGTATCGTTCGCGCGGGACGGTTACGATCCGTCCCATGCGGTATCGCCGCGAGGTCGAGGCGAACAATGACGGGTCGATCTACGTGACGACCCAAGCGCGCCCGGCCGAAGCGGAAATCACGCTCAGCGATCAGTGCGGGCTCCGTATAGACGAGCTCATGGGGCCGTGCTTTGTCGATGCCACGATCGACCTGATCGACATGAAGCGCAAGTATCTCTTCACCAAATCGACGATCGTGGGGGATCCCGAGATCGCGTCGGATACCGGCGAAATCCGTGGTCTGCGTATTGCGTCTTCGATGGTGAAGCAGATCGAATACTGATCCGCGGACGGCGGTTCTTAGGATAGAGGGCAGATCACATGGCTAACAACAATATCGCAGTGACCTTGCAGCTCTCGCGGCCCATTCAAACCCACCAGGGCACGACGCGGGAGCTGCATTTCCGTGAAATGACGGCAGGCGTGATGATGAAGCTCAAGCGCCTGCCGTTCAGCATCAAAACCGACGACAAGGGGATGCGGGAAATCGAAACCGACTTTGAGTTGGCCGCGAAATACATCGCGGAGCTGACGGGGATCGAGGAAGAGCTGTTGGAGCAATTGGCGCCGAAGGATTTTGCGGCAGCCTGTCAGGTGCTCGGGGAGTTGGTGGCCGACGCGGGAAACTAGAGGCGATGGCAGTTGAGCTCGTGCTCGGCTGCCAGATGGACCCGCGCACCGTAATGACCATGCCGGCCTCTGAGGTCAAATACTGGTATCAGGCGGCCTTGAAGCGGCAGCGGCAGCTTGAGGAACGGATGCGGCGATGACCACGACGCTTACGGTACAAGCCGTTATCACGGCGGTCGATCGGCTGACCGGCCCGCTGCGCGGCATGGCCCAGCAGGTCGGCGCGATCAGCGGCACCTTCCAGAAAGCGGGTGCTGCCGCGACCGCGTTCGGCGCCGCATCTGGTCTCGCTGCGGCTGGCGCCATGCAGGTGTTCGCGGGTGTCGCCGCCGCGGGGCGCGAAGAGCTGGATCGTGCGTTGCGGCACTTCCAGGCGATGGGCGCCGCCACGGATGAGCAGCGCATTCGGCTCGAAACGATGATTATGGACATGGCGCCGCGTCTCGGCATGGGCGCCATGCAACTTATCGAGGGCGCGACGAACCTCGTACAAGCTGGTTTTGAGGTTTCGGAAATCCTCGACACCAGCAAGGTCCAGATCCTTGAGATGATCGCCACCGCCGCGAAGGGCGCGGGTGAGAGCATTGACGAAATGGCGACGAGCCTCATTGCGCTTGGTCGCCAGTTCAACATGCCGTGGGATACGGCGGAGGATAAGGCGGAAACGATCCGGCGGTTCTTGGGCTTGGCCGCGTTCGCGCCTCAATTGTCGCCGGACACGTTCATGAGCCACATTCGCGGCCTCACGCGCTTCGGCGGTTTGGCGTATCGACTTGGGCTGCGCCCCGAGGAGGCCTCCGCGCTGCAATCGCTCATGGCGATCGCGGGGTATAAGGGTGCCGAAGGCGGCAACGCGCTGTCGGCTATCCTGACGCGCTTCATCACGCCGACGCCCGCGGCCCGGCAGTGGATGCGGCAGGCGGGCTTCGATTATCACCGCGTCATGCAACTGGACCTATCGAGGATCCGCGATGCAGACGCGCTGATCTCAGGTCTGGAAACCGGCCTCGGAATGGACCTGTCGAAGCACCGGGCGTGGATGGCGCGGAACCTCGCGAAGATCACGCCGGAAACCGATATTTTCCGCTTCCAAGATTGGATGGCGGAACAGCTCGGTAATCGGCTCGGCCTCAAAAAAGGCGATGTCATAAAGCGCGGGATCATCCGCAAGGGCATTCAGCGGTTCTTCACGGCCGGCGGCGCGGCAATTAACGTGGTCGCGCTGCTGGAGGAAATGGCGAAACTGCCGGTGGATGCGTTCAAAGACTTCGCCGGCCTCCACCGCTTGAAGCAAGCCCAGGTTCTCGCACTGCAAGAGAACCTGAAGGTCTATGCCGATTTGTTACGGCGGATCGAAGAGGGGGCGCCGGGTGCTGAGCAGCGCATGGCCGGGCCAAAGCTGGAAGGGTATGCCTACCAGTTGGATCGTCTGCGGGCCTCCATTGAGTCCTTACGTTCAGCAATGTGGAACGCAGGCTTCGGTAACTGGATGGAGAAGCTGACGAAACGGTTTGCCGACTTCGCAGACAGCCTCCGCCAGATCGACCCGGCAGTGCTCAACGGCATCGCAAAGGCGCTAACCACCTTGGGCGCGGCGGGCGCTGGGCTTGCGGCAGCCGGCGCCGCGATTTGGGCGATTGGCGGTGCGCTGTCGGCCTTTGGGGCTCTCGCCACGTCGCCATTTTGGGGGCCGGTGATCGCGGCTGGCGGCCTTGCGGCGTATCTGTTCGGTGATGACTTCCTGTCGCTGTTCAAGGTGAAGACCTACGATCCGTTTGGGACGCCCATATCGCCAGCCGGAGAGTTCCTGAACGAGCTCAAAGCGACGTTCGATAAGATCGGGGATGCGTTCAAATCCATCATTGGTTTCGGCGGTGAGCTGATAGGGATATTGGAGGGCGTTGGACGCTCCGTCGCGAACCTGTTCGGGATGGACCTGACCAATTCGCCCCTGATGCGCGGTTTCGTCAATTTCGGCAACGTGATGGGCGAAATTCGCGCCAATGCCGAGTATATTGAGGGGCTGTTCAACAGCCTGACGGCGAGCGTGCGGGGCGAGGAAACGGCGCCGCGTCTTCCCGACCCCAACAGCTTCTGGGGCCGGTACGAGCTACTGGGTCGCATGCTTCCCCACCTGCTCGGGACGGAGGCGGCGCCTCAGCCACAATCGGCGCCGGCCCCTGCGCAGCCGGTGGAGCCGGTGCAGACCGGCTGGCTTGACGCGATCAAGAGCCTGTTCCAGTCGCAGCCGCCTCCGGTGGCGAAGCTTGAAGGGGCCGGGACCGTCAACGTCAACATCAAGGTTGATGGGCCGGGCAAGGTCATGAGCACGACGCTTTCCGACGACGGAAAGAACATCAAGCTCAAGACTGGAGAGAGCAACCCGGACGTTGCACGATGACGGATCGGTTGCCTTGTCTCGTGCCCCATTGCCGGCGAACGGCGCGGGCTCGCCTTGAAGTGCCCTGGAACCACTGCAAGCAGCAGGCAATCGAGCGGGCGTTCGGAATTTGAGCGCCAGCCCGGTTGTTTCGCGCCAGGACGGCCGTTCTGAGTCGGGCCAGTGGTGACCACTGGAAAAATCAAAGCGGCCGTCAGCGGTCAAATTTGGGGCTTCTGCGAAAGGGTGCCTTATGGCGGCTTGTAGAGACTGGCTGCGAACCCTTCAGCGCGCCTCCTATCGGGGCGTGCCGTTTTGGGTGGAGCGGGATTCGATCACCACCGGCCGCCGGCTGGTGGTGCATGAGTTCCCGCACCGGGATGATCCTTACGTCGAGGACCTGGGGCGCAAGGCGAACATCATCAATGTCACCGCCTATGTGGCGGGGGATGACATCGAGGCGCAGGAGAGCCGCCTGCGTCTCGCCTGTGAGGCCGGTGGCGCTGGTACGCTTGTGCTGCCGACGAACCGTCTTCGGGCGCACTGCCAGGAGTGCGAGCGGGAGTTCACCAAAGATAAGTTCGGATACATCGCCTTTCGGCTTCGGTTCGTGCGGGACGGCTCGCTTATCCCGGCACCGTTTCTAGCGATCAATGCCATCCGGTCGATCGAGTTTGCCGTCTCTGCCTTGGCCGATTCCCTTCGCGCAGCCTTTGTGGCGAGCTATCGCGGCGTTGGCGTCCCTGGCTTTGTCACGGACGATGCGGCAAATATCCTTGTCGAGTTCGCGGCCAGCGTCTCCGATGAGCTCCGTCGCACGCTTACAGAAGGCGAAGATACCGCGCCGGTCTATCTGGCGTTGGAAGAGCTGGTCGCTGACGCGGCAGAGCTTGTCGTGGTGGGGAGCTTCGCCGGCCGCTGGGAAGGGCGGCAATACATCCAGCAAGAGGCCATCGCGCTCGACGCCCCGATTGTTGATCGGGTGCTCGGCCTTATGGAGGGCATCGGTGACGCGATTCCGCCGGAGTATGCGTCGCGCATCTACAAGTCACTGCTGACCTTCGGGGATGACTGGCCTCGAGTGCATGGGAGCACACCCGCGCGTCGCCAGCAGGCAAAGAACCGGGCTGCGCTAAGAGCTCTGATAAGGGCGGCGGCCTTCGCCTATTACGTCCGCGCGATGGTCCAGCAGGACTATCCGGACCGCCGGACGGCGATCCAGGCACGCGCCGACATTGCTGAGTTCGCTGGCTTCGAGCTGGAGGATATGGGCGGGCACGAGATCTACCCGGCGTTCAAGGAGATCATGGATCTGCGGGGGCAGGCGGTGCAGTTCTTCTCAGAGCTGATCGCTACGCTTGCTCCGGTGCTGATCATCGAGGCGCCGCGGCGGATGCCGTCGCTCTGGTGGTCGCACCGGCTTTACGGCACTGCCGATCGCGCTCGGGAGCTGACCGCCCGCAACGGCACCATCCACGGCATGTTCATGCAGACGAGCTTTGAGGCCCTGGCGAGGTAGCCATGACGCTCAATCCCGAGTTCATCACGGTCCTGGCCGGCGGCGGCATCTATAGCGGCTGGGAGCGCGTAACGGTCTCCGCCTCCATCAAGGAGGCGGCCCGGCAGTTCGCGCTGGAGACGACGGAGGGATCACCGCTGTTCGCGCAGGCATGGTCATTTCCGCCGGGAACGCCGATCCAGATCCTCGCCAACGGCGATCTCATGGTGGACGGGTACGTGAACCGCTACGCGCCGCGGATCAGCGCCATTGACCACCGCATCACGATCACTGGTCGGAGCAAGGCGCAAGACTTCGTGGATTGCGCCGCGGTCCATGAGCCCGGCTATTGGGAGAACAAGACGCCTCTGGAGATAGGGCAAGACCTCGACAAATTCGGGGTGGGAATTACTGCCGACGTACCGCTTGAGCCGATTCCCTATTTCCAACTCTACCAGGGCGAGACCGCATTTGAGGCCCTGGAGCGAGCGATCCGGCATCAGGGCGTGGTCGCGATGGGGGATCCGGCCGGCATCCGGCTAACCAACGCCAAGGCGGCCAAGCGGCACACCGGTGGGCTGATCGAGGGGCACAACATCAAGGCCGCGCACGCCACGCTCAGCGACGACGAGCGGTTTTCCGAGCATACGGTCAAGGGACAGGGCCGGCACGGCCGAGGCGAGCGAAGCCTGCGCATCAAAGAGCGATGGACGGATACGGGCGTTAAGAGATACCGCCCCAGGATCATCATTCTGGAGGGGGACACCGATCCGAAGCGCGCCCTAAAGCGGGCCGAGGTCGAGGCGAACCGGAGCCAGGGCCTTTCGGTACGGGCCGAGATTGTCACGCAAGGCTGGCGCGATGACGGCGGCAAGATCTGGACGCCGAACCATCTCGTCTACGTGTTCTCTCCCAGCCTCAAGATCGACGGCGACCTGCTGATTGAGCGCGTCGAGTTCGAGCAGGAGGGCGCCGAGAACACAGGGAGCATAGCCAAGCTCAGTCTCGTAAACGAGCGCGCTTATCAGGGGCAGAAGGCCGGCCGCGGCGGCAAGGGCGGGAAGGGTGGTGCCAAGTCGGATAATTCGGCAGCGGAGTGGAACGAATGACGTATGCCGCGGATCGACACATCGGCCGCAACGTGCTTCGGCGGGTCGAGGTCGTGGAGGTAGACGACACCGGCCCGCAACAGCTCGTCATCGTCAAGGGGCTCGCTGGCGAGATCATGCGGCTGCCCTACCGGGCGCAGTATTTCGGCGCCTCGGGCAATCCGCCTCCGGGGTCGGACGGCCTGGCTCTGCTGATTGGCGGGCGGCCTGATCAAGCGGTGTTGATAGGCATTGAGCATCAGGATCACCGCCCACGGAACATCGGTGTCGGTGAGAAGGTGCTCTACAACGCGCACGGAGACGTCATCAAAATCTTCAAGGAGCAGATCGAGGTCGTCACCAAAACCTACCGGGTGAAAGCCGACAAGATCATCCTTGATGGTGAGGTCCATCTTGGCGGCGAAGGCGGCCAGCTCGTGCACCGCAAGGGCGATGTGGACAGTGACGGCGACACGGCCGAGGGCAGCGCTACCAAGGTATACGCAGTCTAAGAGCAGCCATGAAGATCCGCATTCGTGACACTGAGGCTTGCGAGCCGCAGCCGTCCCTCTATTGGGATTCGCAATTCATCAATCGGCTCGATGCGTCTGGCGGCTGGGCGGA